GGACCAGGGCGGGGCTGGACCAGGGCGGGGCTGGACCAGGGCGGGGCTGGACCAGGGCGGGGCTGGACCAGGGCGGGGCTGGACCAGGGCGGGGCTGGACCAGGGCGGGGCTGGACCAGGGCGGGGCAGGCTGGCGGCGTCAATGGCGCCCTGCCGCACGCAATCGCACGCACGCCACACGCCATAGCATGTTGTTCGCACGCAATCGCACGCCGAGCGCATACGATCGCAGGCGTCCGCACGCAATCGCACGCACAACGCACGCCCGACGCACGTTGACCGGCGCTGATAGCGACCCCGCCGCGGACCTCGACGCTATCAAGGCCGACGACAGAACGCCGTGAGATTTAGTCGTGAGATTTAGCCGACGACATTTAGCTGCTTGAGATTTAGTGCGTGAGATTTAGTGCCTTGAGATTTAGTCGATGAGATTTAGTCGTTCGACATTTAGCTCGTGAGATTTAGTCACGAGATTTAGTGCGACGAGAGTTGGTCGTGAAAAACCCCTGACGAGATTTCCCCGCCAGGGGTTCCGGGCTTTCTACGCCTGGTGCTTTAAGCGGCGAGCATTCCGACCACGGCGAAGGATGAGCGGCGATCTGCGGGCGGCTTTAACGCGGTCCTTGTAGTGGTCATAGATCGGATCGGCCGGGCGATTGGCTGGCAGCGTTGCATCGAACATCTGCTTCTTCACCGTGAACCGCGGCTGTCCCTCACAAGCCACGAAATCCACGCCCCACAGTAGCGTGGCTATATCGAAGGGCTCGCTACCATTGGCCAGTGCATTGAACAGGCGATACAGGCAGTCCGCCTCGTTCCAACCGTAGTGGGCGGCTATCTCTTTCATCCGAGCCATAGCCAGGTCATCGACATCTATCATTGTTCAACGCTCCAATTCGGTAAGGGCAAGATTACACCAAACCGGAGTAATACTAGCACATTTACTTGCGGATTGCAATACAGCCCCCGTCTCGACACGTTATAGGCGTCGTCGCTACGCCCGCTCTACTTCGCGGGGCAACGCTTTTACTTGACTTTTGCGTCAAAATGTGCTAATATTCCTGTGATCCTGATAGATCGGATCAGAGGAGACGAGACGAGCGATGGGACAGGACACGAGGCGATACACCGAACGGGAACTCCGGGCGGCGATGAAAAGGGCAGGGGTCGAGGCCTCGCCTGACTTGGTCCGGCAGGTGAGGATGGCGATGGTCTCCGATGGGACGTTGTTCGCGGTCACCGAAACTGCGGCTTGCTTGAACCAGCCACGCCCGGCCACCAAGCGGGCCACGACGGAATGGGTGCAGGCGGCGAGCCAACCCAAGTCGGACGCGGCTCGGGCTGCGGTGCACGACCGGATCAACGCTCCGCACCGGCCGGGCGGCAAGGCTCTGCCCCGGCCGCGTTGGTCGGTGGACAAGACGCCCTGGGGCGGTTGGGACGATGGCACCGTGCGGGTCCGGGAGCGGAAGGCTGCGCCCAAGGTCATCACGCCGGCGGCCGAGGACGGCGACACGGCGCTGGCCAAGATCATGGCGGCAATGGCTCGGCGCTCGGCCCGATGAGATTTAGCTGCGCCGATTATTCCCGAAAATATTCCGAAGGGCATGGGACGCCGGACTTTGGCCGGTCCGGCATCCTATGCGTTTCCGACGCAGAGCCAGGCGGACTTTTCCTCTGGTAACTTGGAGCACAAACGATGACGACGAAACCGAAGTTCTGGTTCGGCACGATCCCTGCGCACTGTGATCTGACCGGCGCCAACATCGTGGACAGCTTTGTCGACGGCCGCGTGCCGGGCGACAGCCGATGGGGCTGCATCCTGCCGCAAGAGTTCAAGCGGCGCGGCGGCAAGCTGGGGACCGGACTTGGCCAGCGATACGTCAAGCAGCCGGAAGGCTCTGAGCACGCCGGCAAATGGCTGAAGGTCGAGGGCTGAGCCATGGCAAGCAAGCAGGAGCCCGCGGCCATTGCCCGGGCAAAGCAGTTCATCGCCAACCCCTTGGAGTGGCCACGCTATCCGTTGTTGCCGCTGGTCAAGCTGGACGGCGGCGGGCTGAAGGACCCCGATGGCTGCGCGGTGATGTTCGCTGCCGCTGATCCCAAGCCCACGATCTACTTCGCCATTCTGTTCCAGTTGGACGGCATCGCCCAAGGGCTGAAGGCGAAGACCGGTCGCAATCCGACCTGGGCGGAAGTGTTCGAGAACTTCACGAGCAGGACGTTTGAGAGCGTTGACGCTTTGCTCGCTGAGTTCCGGGTTGATTGACGACTAAGCCTACCGCCGGGGGCCTCGTGCTCCCTGGCATTTCCTTTGGAGGACAGATGACCGTTGTATTGACCAGGGCGCTGGAGGTGTTGCGAGAGTTCGTCCGGGACATTCAGGACGTTTACCCGGGCGAGGAGGCCCTTGGCCTGATCGATGAGTGGCCTGACTTGCACGTCACCTATGAGCATGCCCGGCGAGTTTTAGCCATGTCCGGGACCGTGATGGACCCGCGCCAGAAGGTCGTGGAGTTTCCCCTGCCGATGCTGACTGAGAGCGATTTAGGTGCGGAACCGCCGCTCGATCCCCCGGAGCCTTGGAACGAGTGGATCGCCAAGGTGGGCGTGCTGCGGTTCAGGACCCCGAAGGACACCATCGAGATCATGGCTTTGGGCGGCATGACCAATGCGCTGCTGGTTGCCCTGGGGCGCGAGCGTGCAAGCGATTGGCTTCGGCGGGCGCTGTCCCCGGAGCTACGGCTGAAGGTGCTCGAGGGTTGGAAGTCGGAGGCGGCCTGGCTGTCGTCGGCGTTGAGCCAGGAGACTTCCGATGACGCTTGAGCCGGACGAACTGGAAGACCGGGTCAGGCAGATCGCCGTTGATGCCAACTGGGATCATGCGGAACTGATCCGGTCGATGATGCACCTGATCGTGGCATGGGGGAGTGATGACATGGGCGACCACTCGGAGGCTTTGATCGAAGGGCTTTCCGTGATGGCGGAGATTGAACGTCAAAAGCCGAACTGACGACGCATACGGAGCGGCATGGTGCCCCATGCTGCTCGGTATGCGCCGGCAAAGCGCAGAGCGGCCGGGACCTTTCCCGCCGTAGATTTGGAGTAAAAGCGTTGAATAATATCAAGGTAAAGGTCAGCGGTCACACGCTGGTCTTGGAGATCGATTGTTCTCCGAGCAAGATCGGAAGCGCCCAACCATCGAAGACCGGATCAACCCTGTTACTTGCCAGTTCTCGTGGTGCGCGGGATGTTCCCGGCATTGAGAGCGTGCAGTTCTCCCTCAACGTGATGGTGCGCAGATGAGCGAGATCACCATCACCGATCCGGCTGGCCTGCGGGCGGCGATCGACTTCGCGGAGCAAGCGGGCTGCACCGACCAGCTCGGCCGCGACCTGATCCGGCTGTTGCGCACACTGACCGTCGGCATGACCAAGGACAACGACCGCAAGGCGGTGTTGGGCAGCGACTTTGCCCCGTTCAGCATGCGGTTTGCGATCTTCGACGGCGAGCGGTTCATCTTCAACGGCGGCTGGGTTTACGACGGCCCCGGCGCTCCGGGCGATGGTTCCTTCCCTTCGTTGACCGTCAACATCGGTCGGCTGTCGGGCGGCCGTTCGGTTCATTCGTGGAACGTGCACACATGAAACCGATCTTTCTCGAACCCAAGATGGTGCCGGAGCATTTGCGCGGCAGCTATCGAGGCCGGATGTATCAGGCTGTTCTCGGCGACAAGGTGGACATACCGGCGTCCGCGGGCAACTGGCACGACGGCAGCAGGGAAACCTATTGGGCCGTGGAACTGAAGTCAGGCAACCGCGTGCCGGTGTCCGATCAGGTCTCCCCGCCATGGGATGCCGGCAGGGCGGAGCGCGAAGTCACGCTGCAGCAGGGATTGGTGGTGGTTCGCCACACGATCAGCCGCGGTCGGGACATGGGGCTGACGTTCTTCATGCACCCGGTGGATGCAGCGCCGATGCTGCCGGCTCCGGTCACGCTGACCTCCCACGAGCAAATCGTGCTGCGGGCCTCGGCTTGGTTCAAGGCCGCCTACAACGGCAAGACGCGGTACGAGATGGCGAAGGAGGACCTGTTCTCGATGCGCGTAAAGCTCGAGCCGGGGGAGAGGTTTCCCAGTCGTGCCGAATGGGCGACGGCTAAGACCGCGCTGGTCACGAAGAAACTGTTGACTGAGGCCGGAGCGATCACGGTCGCCGGCCGCAATGCTGAGAGAGGGATGTCATGACGAAAACATGGCAGGAGAAGACGGTAGAAGCCACGCGGGACACGATGTTCGGTGCCATCGTGGCGGAAGCCTTGGAGTTGGCGAAGGAGTTTCCGGCGGGCTACACGCGGTCGGATAATCAGCGATATGTCGGCACGGCGAGCATAATGTCGGACGGCTTTCTGATCTGTAGCTACGTGGACGCACACGGGAACTATCACTCCGGCGCTTTCATTGGTTCGGTCGAGGACCTCGAGCAGAACATCGTGAGATTTCCGCAGCACATTCGGATGACGCTGGAAGAACGCAAGGCGTTCTACCGGATCATGCGGAAGTGGATCAGCCTGGACTATCGCGGCAAGGGCCTGGTGCTGGACGATGGAGGCAAGGCATGACCGACAAGAAACTATCGCGCGCTGATCTCCTGACGGGACTGGCGCAGTTCACCGGCACCGGCGAATACACCGCAGGATCCGTTATGGGTCGTGCGCTGCTGATGACGGACGGCGTGGTGTGGCTCTGCAAGAACGCTCAATGCTTCTGGCTGATCGACGCCATTGCCAGCCACCTGATGACGAACAAACGACTGCAACAAGAGGAGTTCCAGACCTGGACGTTCATCCGGTCGATCGATGATCATGCACCCAACCGGCCTCATTTGCTGAGCGTGACGGACGGCAACGACACCCCGCCGATCGCCAAGCAGGAGATCGAATACACCGATTTCCCGCTGGAGGAGATCAGGTTCTTCGTCGCCAAGGACGGCGGCCTGAAGGCCTGGGTCATCATGTTGCCGTCGGAGTATTGACCGTGGAAATGGCTGAACTTGGGCGCGCGCGAAGTGCCTGTGAAAAGTTGGTCGAGGCCTACGACAAAGCGAGCGGAGACGGCGGATCGGTCGATTGGTCCAACGTGGACGAAGCCTACCGGCTGGCCCTGAAGGCGCTCGGCCGCGAGCACAAGGGGGAATGACATGACGGCCTACACCATAACCGTGAAGCAGCTTGTTGCTGACCACGAACTGAGCAAGCCGGACGATCGGATCACCAATCCGTCCGGCGAATATCAGATCGAAGCCCGGAGTTCGGAAGCCGCACTGGATGAGTTCCACGCAACCGTGGCTATCGGATGCCTGGACGACTTCGAGGTCACCGTCGATCCCGACGACACTGAACTCGACTACACGATGGAGGAACTGCTCACCATTGATCGCTGCATGCACGCCCTGAAACGGGTAACCGACATCACGGTCAAGAAGTTCGGTCAGGACGACGGGCTGACCATGCTGACCCGGGCCACCTATGCGCTGCTGATGGAACAGTTCGCCAGCCACGCAACGGTGGACGAGTTCAAGGCTATCGAGGCTCGGCTGACGGACGAGGAGAACATCATCCTCAAACCACTGGCAATCTGACGCATACGGCGCGGGGCGGCTTCGGTCGCCCCGCTTGGTATGCGCCAGGAAAGCGCAGAACGGCCGGGAACTAGCCCGCCGTAATCCGGAGAGTGAGATGGCTAAACGAACGCAAGCGGCAGGGCGGAAGCCCGCCGCAAAGGCTTTGCTGCAAGATACCTCGGCCAAGCGCAGCAAGGTCCCGGCCAAGGCCAAGACCCCCAAAGCGACAATCATGGAAACCCTGGCCGTGCCGGCGGCGCTGCTGCTGGCGGCCGAAAGCGTGGCGGCCAAGGCCCCGAAGGAAGAAGACCGGCTGCACGGCGTGGTGCTGCACCAGGTGGACCAGGGCAAGGCGCGGATCATTGCCCGGGACGCGGGAAGGGTGTTCATCGGCTCATTCCCGATCTCCGGCACCACGCCTAGCTGGCTGGCCTCGGGGCTGATGCTGCACCGGGACGACCTGAAGGCCCGGGTTGGCATGCTGGCCAAGGTCGAGGGGGCGCTGATCGTCAATGTCACCCATGCCAAGGGCACCATGGGCGCCGAGCTGTCGGACACCAGCAAGTCGGCGACCATGAAGGCGGCTACCGTGCATGTGGGACGGTTTCCCCCATACGAGCACCTGCTGACCGCGGCGTCCTTTACGAACATGGACATGGACGGCGAGGCCTCCGGCCGCGACTGGCAAGCCGTGGGGTTTAGCAGCAAGTCGCTGAAATACTGCGGGGACATCGCCAAGCTGCTCGAGGCGGGCTTGCCCAAGGATCGCCGGCCGAAAGAGGGCATGGTGATCCGGGCCTTCACTGGCTCCGAGCACTCGCTGAAGGTGTTCGACTTCCCGCAATGGCCGGGTGCGCTGCTGCTGTTGCAACCCATTCCGGCCGGGTATCTCCCGATCGACAAGGAGACGCAGCCGGTGCTCGCCCCGGCCGTCAAGCTGACGGTTGCGGCGCTGCGGGCTCATGAAACCCGCTGGCTGGACCGGGCGGAGGCCAGCACGGACGAGGGCGAGAAGGCAATCGCGCTCGCCAAAGCTGCAGGGTTCAAAGCCAGGGTCGATGACCTGATCGGGCGGACCCCGACGGTCAAGATCGAGGCTCCGGCGGCTCCGCAGATCGAGGCTCCGGAGGCCGAGGAGTTGCCGATGCCGGCCGGGACGGATAGCCCGAGCACTGTTCACTAACGAGGGGATGATTATGGCACGTTACGCAATGGATGACGGGAAGGTGGTCGACACCTTTCTCGCTACCGATAGTTGGGATGAGGACACTTGGTTCGACGGTTCCAACAACGTCAGCAAGGCTACCGGATCGAACCTTGACCACGAAAAGCTGCACGTCAGTTCCAAGGGCCGTTACTACGTTGTCTCAACGTCTCAGTGGGCCAACAAACCTGATGCGGCCCGCTGGCTGACCCCAAGCGAAGCGGCTGCATGGCTGTTCCGGAATGGGCACGACCTTCCCGACGATCTGAAAGATCTGGGCGGCAGCATAATCGAGTAAGGCGATAGCGGCGCCGGTGGAGAGACCGGCGCCGCACCTCGCAATGCCCGGTGTCTGCCGAGGAACAGGCATTACGCACCGCTGCGCGCGGCGATCCCTCATGGGACGCTGTGGACTATAGCGGGGCGGAGTTCAAAGAAGGAGTCGACGTGACGAACATAGGTTCGAATATCAGTTGGTGTGATTCGACATGGGGGCTCGCCATCGGCTGCACCAAGGTCTCGGCTGGCTGCGATAATTGCTACGCGGAAACGCTGGTCAACCTGCGGCCCGCGACATTTCGCCAGAAGTTTGACGAGGTGCGCCTGCGGCTCGAACGGCTCGCGGATATTAGGAAATTCAAGCCGATGAGAACGGAGAGGGGGTTGCGGCCGCACATGGTCTTCGTCAATTCCCTGTCCGACTTTTGGCATGACGCTATCCCCGATGACGTGATTTTCCGGTGCCTGGACGTGATGGAGGAGCACCCGACCATCGTGTTCCAGATCCTGACGAAGCGGCCGGTGCGGGCGCGCAAGCTGCTGGTGCAACGCTACGGCGGCTTAGGCATTCCGCGGCATATCTGGGTCGGGGTGACCGTCGAGGGAGACGAGGTTGCCAAGCGGTTGGACATCTGGCGCACGGTCAAGCAGCGGGTCGGGGCAGGGACGTTCTTTGTCAGTGCCGAGCCGCTGATCGGCACTTCGGACAAGCTGAACTTCACCGACATGAATTGGGTGATCATCGGCGGGGAGAGCGGCCCGCGCGCCCGGCGGATGTCGCGGCATGCGCTGGTCGGCGCGCTCGAGGCCGCCGCCATGGTGGGGTCCGCGGTCTGGCTCAAGCAGCACGGCACGATCGGCAGTCACCCCAACCTCGACCAAGCCCCGCACCACTATGGCGTAAAGGGCAAGTTCGCCTGGTTGGTGGAAAATGGATGGGAACTGCTGCCGGACGAGAAGGGCGGGGCGACCATCGACAAGAGCATTTTCCGGGAACTGCCGGAGGCCTTCGAGCACATCAAGGCGGCGATGAACCCGACAGGCCTGCTCTGACCGGGAGCGCGCGGAGCGAGGCGGTTCGCTGCCTCCCTCTGTGTGCCTCCGGCACCCGCGCCGGGCGGTTCCCGGCATCTGCGCATGGAGAGATGCGTCATGGCTAAACGTGCAATCAAGACCGCCCCGGTCTGGAAGGGCAAGCCGCTCAGCAAGGGCAAACCGCCCGGCAAACCGAGGGCCAAATCGGGCAAACCTGCTGATGTGGTCAGCGTTCCCGCGGAGCCCGAAAAGCCTGCTTTGCCGGTCGATCTGGCCTCTTGTGTGATCGCCATAAGTCAGGTCTGCGACGAGATCGATGAGCTACTGAACAAGCCCCGGCGGGATCGCGTCTCAATGGGCAGGCCCTACTACGATTCGCCGCTGTGGAAGCTGCGCAAGCAGCGGTTGGAGCCGCTGATCGACATCGTGGAACGGCTGCTCAACCCGACGCCGGTTGTCGATCCCGAAGCGCCCGAACCTGATCCGAACGAGGTCGAGGAGGAGGTTGAGCGCAAATACCGCAACCCGAGGGAGTATCTGATCGCGGAGTTGAGGGCCGAGTTGGGGACGGTGCCGTCCTGGTCGCGCCCCGGCGCTTTCCTGCTGTGGTTCGGCTTCATCCCGGTTCTCGGCGTTTGGCGCGGGGTATTTGCCGACGAGGCCTTTCTGGAAGCCATTGATCCGCGGCTGATGTGGATCGGTGCCGAGCCGCGGATCGATGTGCCGGACGGCATCATGCCGGATCACGCGAGCCCGGTGGATGCGCTGCGGTATGTGCTCAGAGTTCGGGCCGAGCAGACCGTCCACGACCGCAAGGGCAAGCGGGTGCCGATGATGCGCCTGCACCACTTGGAGGCCGAGGCGACCGACGCGGCGCGGCTGCGGCTGGATGCCAACCCGTGGCTATGGGAGGCGCTACGGGCGGGGCCGCGTGATCCGGTGCCGATGCCGGAGCACCTTCTGCTGGCTCAACCGCCGCTGATGTGAGACCACAACGACCGGTCGGGGTTGCGCGCCCCGGCCGGTCACTGCGCATGGAGAGAAGGCATGAGACGCTTTCCGAAAGAAACGGTTCTTGCGGTCGCCAGAGCCTGGGCTTCGAAGCAGCCACACATACCCGGCGATGGAACAAGGGCTATCACAATGAACATCGATCTGCGCCGCATGATCATCCATGAAGCAATGGAGCAATACGAAGCGGTCGGCAGGATGCTGGCCGCCACTGACGCGGAGAAAACACTCGCCCGGCTCAAGGTTTCGGAGTGCATGTCCATGCTTGAAGAATTGGTTCGGCCGTCATGATCGATCCGTGCCAGTTCAACTTCGCCGTCACCAAGCAGGAGGCCGAGATCATCCGCGACATCCATCGCCGCGCGATGGAGACGGCCGACCGGCTGGGCCATCCGCTGCACGCCTTTACGCTCGCGCTTGACCTGGCGGCCTGCCACGCCACCACGCCGCTACGGCTGCTGGACCTGCGCGATGCTGACGAGGTCAATTTCGTCCACGATATCTATGGCATCAGCGCACACATGGACCGCGACAAGGGCCGCCTCGATGGCCTGTTCACGCCGCGCTACGCCAAGCCAAGGATCATCCAATGAGCAAAGTAATCTTCATCGACGCGACGAAGCGGGAGATCAGCCTCGTCGAACTGAAAACCTCGGACTGGACTGCGCTGCGGACCCTGGTCGGCGGCTACATCCAGGCCGCCTACGGCTGGCCAAGCGGCGATGTGCTGTTCGTGGACGAGGAGGGGCTGTTGAAGGCCCCCGATAAGTTCTTCCGCATCACCGTCCGGCCGGATCAGCCGCTTGCGGGCAACGGCGTGATCGTCGGCCTTGAGATCAACGACACCGACGGCGACTACATGGGCAACGCTGACGTGGCTCTGACCGTTGAGCAGGTCGCTGACATGGTGGAGTTCCGATCGCCGGAACAGGTGAGTTCCTGGGCCAAGGCGAACGCCTCGGAGCCGGCGTCGACAATCTACTCGTTCAACCCGGATGGCACGGTCGAGAAGGCGGTTCTCGCCAGGACGGGCGAAGTCTTTGGGCAGTTCGATCCGGCGAAGAAGCAACCGTGACGACGAACAACCCATGCACGATCTGCGGTCAGCCCGGCGTCCCCGGACTGATCGCCGGTCAGGGCAAGTGCCAATACCACTGGAACGTCGGTGCATTTGGCAAGCTGTGGGCCGACCACTGCGAAGATCGGAAACGAGAACCCCCGATGAGCGATGACGACAAATGGGTGCAGGTCAACAAGGGCCTGCACGACCGCTGCCTGGCCTGCGCGCAACGCTGGAAACTTGAGATGAGCGGATCGGACTATCGGCTGCTAAGCGAGGTCGCGTCGGCCTGGGCGGCGTGCATGGAAGTTCCGCAGAGCAAGATCGACTCAGCTAAAGCAATCCTGACGAGGTTCAAATTATGACCCGCGACGAACACCTTGCCTGGGCGAAAGCCAGGGCGGCAGAGCATCTCAACGCCGGAGAGGCGGCGGCTGCTGCCGCCTCTCTGGTTTCAGACATCAACAAGCACGACGAACTCAGGGGCCAGTTCACGCCCCTCGCCGTGATCCGCGCTGGAACAATCGCCGCGCTGAAGGGCCCGGCCTCCGTGCGCGACTGGATCGCGAGCTTCAAATGACCCCGTCATTCGAACTGGCGGGCGACCGCATGAAGATTACCACGGATGCCGACGGCGGATTTACAGTGACGTTCGACGATAAGGGAACGGGCCGTGTCTGCGGAACGTGCACCTTGTGCTGCAAGCTCTTACCGGTGCCGGTGTTCCCGCTGAACAAGGCCGCCGGGCAGAAGTGCAAGCATTCGAGCGCCGGGCGTGGATGCACGATCTATCCGCGGCGGCCAAACGCCTGCAAGACCTGGGCATGCCGCTGGTTATCTGATCCCGAAGCCGCCGGCTTGCAGCGACCGGATCGCGTCCACTACGTGATCGACATGGAGGTTGACTACGTCACGATAACGGGCGAGCGCGGCACGCAAAAGATCGACGTCATCCAGGTATGGGTCGATCCGGCATTTCCCGACGCGCACAAAGATCCGAAGCTGCGCGAGTTCATGGCGATGATGGGCGAGAAGCACGGCTACGCCACGATCGTCCGCTGGAGCAGCCGCCGGGCCATGACGGTGTTCCCGCCGGCTATGTCCGAAGATGGGAAATGGCACGAGGTGCGTGACGGCCAGGTGGTTGCCCGCACGGATCAGGAACGCGCCATCATGCAGAAGGCCGTTCGGGTGGAGATGTCGCAGTGACACCCAAGTTAACCGACACGGGCAAGCGCCTGACGCCCGAGCAGGCCACGCGCATCAAGGATGCCGCTAAGAACCCAACGTTCACCGTCAACCTCGAGACCGGGATAACGATCATCGACAAGACGCTGCCGCATCACCGGGTCCGAGAGGCGGCTATCGAGCACGGCCTGCCGGAAGGCCGGAAATACGCTGCCAACACCACGACCGGTGAGATTTTCTTTGTGGAATACGAGCCATGATCATCACCAGCCTCTACGCCTGGGTCGTGACCGAACCCGACGGCGAGGGCGTCGCCGGAGCTGCGCTGATGGTCGATGGAAAGCCGGTGTGGATGCCCCTGGTCGGCGCCGATCTCGACCGGATGCGCTCCCTGCGCCCATACGCTGAGTTGGTAAAGGAGCAAACCGGGTTTCCGATGAGGCTCGCCCGGTTTGACCTTGCCGCCGAAGAAATCGACTCGCTTTAGTTGATTCGTCGTTTGGCGTTGCCCATCAGCGCCAGCAGGCTGATCGAGATGTCGAGCGGCGGCGCCCCGAGGCGGGCGTCCTGTTCGACTATCTTGTCCATCAGCGCCGCCTCCGCCTGCGTCGCCGGGCGGATACTGTCGTGATCGGCTGGAATGGGTGTGTTATCGCGCCACCACCAGAGCGAGTGACCGGCGCGATGGGTTGAAACGCGGTAGCTCATTTAGGCCGCTACTGGCATCGCATCCACCACCAGAGGCAGATACGCAGTCCAGTCCTGATCAATCGCGTTTGAGATTTGCGAGGGGTCAAGCGACGTCTTCGCCAGCACCTGGTCGTAGAAGTGCCGTGCCTTCTGCTCAGCCGAGCCGCCGCTGCACAACGTCGCGGGCTGGATAAATTCCAGGTCTCGCGGATAGGTCGCCTCCAAATGCTGGCGCCCTGCATACCTGACGAAGATTACCGCACTGTTCAGTCCGCAGATGATCCCTGCTTCGTTCTTGTCGCCGCCGTGGCTCCGATAAATCACCGGTCGCCCGATGTCTTTCGGTTCGATCATGTTCACTGTTTCAGTCTCCGATCGAGCATCATGTCGTCGCCAAAAAGGGCGCTCCAATGGCTCAAAAAGTCAGTATCAGGACTGAGGCGACCAGCCACTATCATTTCGACTGCCCGTTCAACTTTTAGCGCAGCCGTTGCGTCATTGGTTTCGATCATCTGTGCTGCGAAGTTCACCGGGAACAGCGGCTCCCCCTCGCCGCGATCGAGCAAGGGCTGTCGTGGCGCCCTCGGATCCAGCGCCAGGACGACCATTTCGTGCGTCGCCCCCGGCCGGTAAATCACCGGATCAGGCACCCGGGCGAGCGGGTGCAGGTGGGCCACCGAAATCCGATAGCTGTGCCAGATCGGATGCGCCCAAGGGGCCTCGACCAGCCAGCACGCCACGCACCCGTTGTCGACCGTGAGGCCGGACGCCTTGATCTTCGCAAGGTCAACCCGCCATGCCCGCGAGTGCCCCGTCAGGCTGGGCGGCGTCGTGACCGGATCGTCAATCCACGGCATTTTGCTCACGGTCGGGCTCCCGGCTTAGGCACCACAAAGCGCGTCATCACCGCGGTTTCCTGTCGGCCTTGAGCGGCGAAGGTCGCACGCATCGCCTTGTTGTAGATGCTCGTCCCGCCGGTGATGACCGGCCGCTGCAACTCCTGCGCTCGGCGCACCAGCTCGCCGAACATCAGCGTATGGACGTGCTGACGGCGGCACGCGGGCACGACATAGGCCAGCACGACGTGGAGCGTGTTGGACCACGCCAGGTCGGACCATGTCAGGAAGCCGATCGCTTTTTCCTCCCGAAAGGCGATGAGCGCCCGATGGTCCCAGCCGACCGGGAACTGGTCGCTGTCCATGTGGTTTGCGATCAGCAGATCACGCCAGGCGGTGACTGCCATCGTCATCGCGGGCGAGTTCGCCAGCGTCTCGAATTCCCGCACAACGGTTGCCGCGCTACTCATGAGCCAATACCTTTGAAAACCAGGCCGATATACGCGACGCGCGACCCCTTGCCGCTGTTAGCCTGCCACCGTTTGACAATCTCCCCGTTCATCATGCGCCCCAATTCGATCAACGCCCGGTCGATGATCTCCCCGCGCGCGGCGCCCATCCCGGGCATCTGCACGCGGATCTTCGCCATGGTCGCGAGAGCTTTCGATACCCCGCCCATGTTCATCTTAAGCCCGGTGCCTTCGGTCAGGATGACCCCGAGCAGCTCGCCCGGCTCAAGCCTCGGCCGGCGTCGGGCGATGATGTAGGCCGCTTCCCAGGGCGAACCGTGGTGATCGATGTCGAACAGGTTCCACCGGCTCAGATCGACGGCGCGAAGCACGCGATGGGTGTCCAGCTTTGCGAAAGCGAGCCGGCCGTCGTCGAACTCGCCCTTATCGCACCCGATATAGGAAGCAGCCCGGTTCCAGACCCCGCGATACATCGTGCCTTCGCCCGCAAAGGCATCGAACACATGGCTTTGCTGCTCGCCGAGCATCTGCAGGACGTTTTCGCGGATCCGTATCTTTGCCGTGTTCGCCGCCGGGGAGTTGTCGGTTTTCCCGTAACGCAGCAGGTCGCCGGAGATGTCCATGCTACTGCGCCGACCACAGGAAGATCAGCGCCAGCACGCCGATCGACGCCAGCATGATAAAGACCAGAACCCCGCCGTCCTCCATGTTGTCCAGGGCCACGCTCCAGCAGTAGCCCAGGACAAAGCCGATCCCGAGAGTGACTATCATGACGGTTTCCCTTTTGGCTCAGGCACCGGTTGGGTCTCTCGCCAGTTCAGGACGATGAGGCGCAGTTCCACGATTTCGTGCAGCTCGGCACTGCTCAGCGTCAGCAGGTGGGTAAGCGTCATCGCCTCCCATGCCCCGGCGTTCCGCCTGTACGGATAGCCGCACCCGCCGCAGACCGAGATGTCGCCGTCCCCGGGAGGCCTCGCCTCCGGGTCAACCGCGTGGTTGACGGTCATCAGGTAGCCGCAGTGGTCGCAGAGACGTGGTGTGTCTGCCATGTTCCTACCGGATTGAGCCGGGCGGCTGCGCAGCCCACCAGCAGTTGAAGCACTCGTTGGCGCGGCCGAGCAGCTCGCGCGTGGGGCCGGAGAAGCGGTAACCTCGTGGCTTCCCACAAGTAAAGCACGGCAGCGTTGCATCATGGTCGCAGGGGATCGGTCCGTGGTGCCATCGCATGCAGGCAAAGCAGATTTGGACGTCGTCAGCCCCCGCTGTTCCGTGCGGCGTCGGTTTCGCGACGGGTTTGACCGGCGCAGCCCGTCTTGCCACATCACTGATCCTCCGTCGTGCCGAGTTCAATCGACGCAGAAGGGAAGCGTTCCTTGACCAGCTTACGAACCGCTTGCAGGACGATGGCCTGATCCGCCAGTGGCCCGCGCAGCGTGATCCAGTAGAGATCGGTCACCGTGGCGGTTTCGATTTCGAAGACTTCCAATTCCTTTTCCGAAAACCCTTGCAGGACCTTCGCCGCTTCTTCGATCGAATAGCCGGTCGAGAACCAGTCCCCTTCCCCGATCTCGCTCATCAGTTCGGCGACGCGGCCGCGTTCCAGTTCGGACAGGGTCGTCAGCTTTTGGTCCGCCAGCATCAGCCGGTTGGCGGTCTCCGCATCGACGTCCAGCAGCACGGTACGCAGCTCGGTCCAGCCGAGGCGTCGCGCCGCTGTCGTCACCCCATGTCCGGCGATGATCGACTTGTTGGCGAGCCGGGCGACAATCGGCCGGGTCTGACCGTCCTTTTGCAGCGACGCCATTAGCATCTGGATTTGCGTCTCGGGATGCTTGTTGGGGTTCTTGGGGTTCGGCCGGAGATCCGCAACGGCCACCATCTCGATCGTCGGTATGGAAATGTCGGACAGCCGCGGTCGTGTCGCAGGCTTTCGTTTGGTCTCGCTCAAGTCTCTCTCCATCGGTGCAGTCGGTAATGCCTGACCAGAGCCGCCAGGGCGGTTCTCAGGCTATTGGTGACGGTTTGGTGGTGCTGGCGGGCTATGCGGGAGAACCCGGCTACGGAGCCCCCTGCCAGCATCCACAGCAGCGCCAGGCGGTCGTTCTCATCGACCTCGGCTATTGCGTCGCGGACGGCAGCCATCGCGCCGACCTGGGCCTCGCTGACCCCCGTCCTGTCCCACGGCGGCGTGCGGGCCGCCGGCATCGTCCCGGCCGGCATGCTGGCGGCGCTGCGTTCGATGTCGTCGCGTAGCCGCTCGGCGGCCTCGAGCTGAAGCGAGGAGATGCAGCCGGTGCGTTCGAGGGTCAGCAGCGGATCGGAACGGCGGGCCCGGCGCACGCAGCGATTGGGCGCGGAGACGTCGGCGGCCTCCGACAGTTCGACGTCCGGCCCGCGCAGCGTCACCCCGCGATGGTCCAGCACCGCGACCTGCCGGATCGAGTGGCCGTAGTCGGCCAGGTCAACCACGCCGAGCGGATCGCGGCCGACTCGCTGCACCCTCGCCTGCTGTTCGGCGGCAGCCTCGGCCTTGCTGTCCCGCAACGGCTGCATCGCAATCGCCAGCAGCACCGGTGCTTTGACCTTGATCCAACCAAGCGCCTGCTGGTCGCGGATTCCGATCGAAATCAGGAGGGGCGACGCCACCAGATTCAGGTCTTCGCCGGTCTTGCTACGGGCCATTTGCGAATGCGCCAGGGCCCGATTTGACCCGGATTTTCTGCGCCGAAATACCCGCCTTTACGCGCCGATACTCGGCGTTTTTATGGTGTGAACGGCCGTCTCTGCGCCGGTATGCACATTCGGCACGGAACGTCATCGGATCTCATTCCCCGGACGCTTAGCTGCGACTGAGAACAAACCGGAACGCTCTTTGCGCTGTTCGTCGTCGTGGTATTGCCGGGCTTCCAGAACCCCGCTTTTGATCCACGTCAGGACGATAATGGCCGCCCGACTCTCGGAGACGCCGTAGAGCTCGATGAGCACTTGTCCGGCCCAACGCTTGGCCGCCTTGGCGGACGAATGGTTGGTGTAGCGGACGCCGGGGCGCGGGCCTTTGTCGATCGCGTCCAGTGCGTCGCAGCACTGAGCCGTGGTCAGTTCGCCCATCACGGATGGCGGGGTCCAGCGGGCGATGGCGGCAACCCGGTCGCCGTTCGGATAGTCCTCCGAGACGTTGCGCAGTTCTATGGTCTCAAGCTGGAACCAGCGCGCGACGCCGGCCTTCTTGGCCATGTTGGCCTTGGCGTCATCGAGGCGCACGAACCCGGTCCTGTCCTCCATGCGGATATCGAATTCGTGGGCTTCTTCGACCGTCATCGGTGCCAGCAACAGGCCGACCCTGGCGCTGTCGGTCAAAGCCTTGGCCCCTCTGGCGCTGTCGATGTCGGTGACCAGGCCCTTGCGGACATGATGGATCAGCAGGATTGCGCAGCCGGTCGCGCGCGCGATCCGCCGCCACGCCGCAGCCGCGCGAATCATCTGCGGATTGCTGTTCTCGTCGAGGGCGTGGCTCTCGGCAAATGGATCGACCACCAGCACGCCGATCTTGTGCGAGGTGATCTCCCGGATCATCGCGGCTTCGTCGGGGTGGACGATGTCCGAGCCGTCGTCAGACAGGGAGGCAATGGTGATGCGGCGGTCATCGGCGGAGTAGAGGAAGTAGCGGCCCTTGATCTCCTCGCGGTCCATGTTGTGGTGGATCATCAGCGCCGCGAGCCGGCGTTCGAGTTCATCCAGCGGGTCTTCAAGGTTCAGCACCGCGACGTTGCAGCGGACGAAAATCTTTTCTCCGAAGATCGGGCGGCCGGACGCCAGGGCCAACGCCACCCCCATTGCGTAGCCTGTCTTCCCTACCCCGCCCGGCGCCACCAGCACGGAGACGAAGCCGCGTAGGAGCTGCGTGCCGTAGAGCCAGGGACGTGGCGGGATCGTAGTCGGATCAGGGAGCCGCGCCTCGCGGAACACCAGTTCGGTGTCGACGCCATCGATTGCCCGCAGATGCCCGCCCTTGCGGATGTCCTCCGGCATGTCGTCCCAAAACGGATCCCCGGTATCAACCAAAGCGACGCCTCCGCGATGCGGGCGCGGACGCGCGGTTGGCTATCATCTGGCAGCGGCGGAGGAGCAGCTTGGCGGGCACGAACACCGCCAGTCGCTCACACAGTGACTCCGCCGCTGCCATAATCTCCGGTCCAGGTGCGTGCTCGCGACCGAGCGCAAACACGGTCCGCTGCAACTGGTCTACGAGACGGCCCGCTACCTGGCCGGAGATTTCCCGCTCAGCCTGCACGGCCGCGCGGATAACGTCGTCATTGGCGCCGATCTTGTCGCCCCAGGCGTCGGCTATCATGCCCAGTTCTTCGCCGGACCGATCCGGCGGCAAGATGGCCAATACCTCGAGTACCGCCAGATCGCGAGCGACATGACGGATGCGGTTGCGCAGCCATTGCACGCGATCGGCTGCGCTCGCGGTTGCGCGCGGGGCCGCTGGTTCTCGCAGCAGGTCCCGCTCTGGTATCATCGTGAGGCTGCGTGATCCGGCGGGGCAGCCGACGCGACGTAAACCCAGCCGTTAGCGCCGGCGTATTCGCTTGTATATTTACGCCCGAAACTGTCGATCCATCGGTCAACCCCCGGCCGCCATTGCAGCGACTTCATGCCATCCGGAGTATCGACGGTGTGCCATCCGCTTTCCCGCATGTGTTCCAGCGGCGGGCGAAAGAAGGTTACTCCGGCGCCACGACGTTGCGCGCGTGCTGTCCAACTCATCATTGAAGTTTGGTTCCCGGCCGCGTCAGGCCCCAGCCTGCGACGGTGTTGAAGACTTGATCCTTGGTCCAGCAAATCTTGATCTCGAAGCCTTGGGCGATCAGGCCCTTGGCCCATGTGATCTGATCGGCTGAGAGATCGCCGTCGGCGTCGCGCTTCAGTTCGATGTGAAACGCACGCCTTTGATAGAAAAAGATGTAGTCGAAGATCCCGGCCTTAACACCGCGAGCCTTACGCTTCTGCATCTCGATCAGGCCGATCGGCACCCCGTACCGACCGGCCCGGCGATCCAGAGAATGGGCATGATCGATCGCAGACCACACCACGTCCGGGATCAGCACGAGATTGAGCATCTTCGTGCAGTCCACCTGCAGTTGATGCTCGCTCTGCTGTGGAGCGTAGAGAGTAAGGGGGGCCCGCCGCGCCACGGCCATGCCCCATCAGTTCAGGGCGGAGCCGCCGAGGTGGCTACGGGCCTTGTCGAGAGCCGCCTGCGCCTTGGCGCCACGCGGTGCTGCGGGCTTGCCGCGGCGTGTTGCCGGGGCGATGTCGGCGGGGCGCTCGTCTTCGGTGTCCTCACCCATGCGGGCGGCGGTCGCGCGCTCGGCCAGGCCGAGGGTATGCTGCTTGGACCATTCGACGAAGCCGGGGGTGCCGGCCGGATAGGGATTATCCATCGCACCTTCGCCGTCGCGACCGGCCTTCAGGCCTTGGGCGCCGGCTTCCCATATCTTCTGTGTCTCTTTGGTCCCGTGCTTCACCGCTGCGACCGGCAGGTCCACCAGCTTGGGGGCGAACAGCCCAAGCTGCGTACCAAGCGGCATGTCGAGCCAGACAGCGTATTCGCGGGCGTGGCGAAGCTGGACCTCGACCTCGTCGTCATCCTTCTTAGCCAGCCGCTCCAACATCTTGAGGGCATCCATGTCGATGCCCGAGGTCTTCGCCGACTTCTTCGCCCTGGCCAGAGCCATTCCGCTGTCTTCGTGCGCTCTTTGGCAATCGCGGATTTCCCGGAAATGCTTGAGGAACAACTCCGGCGCGACGTTGTGGGAGCGGGCTTCGGACAGGTTTGCTACCATTGCGAGCTTCTTTCTGACTTTGAAGTTGGGAACTAAGCGTTGGCGGCGGTCGACCCCGGGACAGGAGCCGGACCCTTGCGGCTTCGACCGCCGCCGTCACGCACAGCACAGGACAAGGGGGATTGCCCTCTCGCGGCGTGAATCTCGCCCTCGGCTTTGGCTGGATCGTCCCAAACGTCCGGTCGCAGCATGTGCAGAGGGATCTCGTATGCCTCGCTGATCCGGCGCGCGTATTCGACGCCGATCCTGCGTTTGCCTTGGCGCCATATCTGCACCGACTGCCGCGTCGTCTGGCACGTTTCAGCCATCGCGATGCTGGTCACACCGTGCTGTCGCATCCAGCCGTCGAGGAACGTCTTGTTGGCTTTCTCAGGCATGCGCCGCTAATGACAACGGATCGTTCATTTTTGCAAGGCCCAACTAAAGCGGCTTGACAATGACAACGCAGCATTGCTTTTAGGCGCTCACGATGCCGTTTGTTCCGGATCGCGCTTTATCTGAAAAAGGTAGGCTATGGCTCGAAAAAACGCTCCACGAGAAACAGCGGTCAAACCATTGGTTAAACCTGCACTTACGGACTGGTGGGACACCAAAAACGTGGATCGTTCCGCCGTGGTAGATATTCCCACGGATCAGAAACCGGAAACATCCGATATCATAACAATCCCTGTTCGGGAGCCGTTGATCATTCGTGAGCCCGGCATCTACGAGATGCACGAGGCCGACTATCACGCCGACCCCTGCGTCAAGCCGTCGCTGTCCCGGTCGATTCTCAAGCGCCTGGTGGACCTGTCTCCGGCCCATGCGTATTGCCTGCATCCCCGGCTCGGCGGCCTCAACAATCCGGACGCCGGCAGCGATGACGAAGTGATGGATGTCGGCTCCGCCGCGCATGCTTCGTTCCTGCAAAACCGGTCGATCATTCAGCGCGTGGACTTTCCCGATTGGCGCACCAAGCTCGCCAAGGAGGCCCGCGCCGCAGCCTATGTCGATGGCATGATCCCGCTGCTGACCAAGGCCTACGGCCGAGCCATGCGGCTGATCGATGTCCTCGAGGCCTTTCGCGCCAGGACCGGAGCCTTCACCCAGGGCAAGGCGGAGCAGACCGTGATCTGGCGAGACGGTCCGATCTGGTGCCGTGCTCGGGTCGATTGGTTGCCCGATAACCCCGAGGCCGCGCTATGGGACCTGAAGACGACCGCGGGCGCGGCCAGCCTCGGCAAGTGGTCGCGGGCCGCATTCGAAAACGGCGGCGATCTGCAAGCCAGCTTCTACGCGCGCGGCGTCGAGATGGTGCGCGGTGAGCCGCCTGACGGCATGAAGTTCTGCGTGGTGGAGCAGAACCCGCCCCATGCGATTGCGGTGTTCGAGATGACGCCGGTTGCCCTGGACATCGCCGGCCAGAAGGTTCGCGCCGGGTTGTCCCTATGGGAAAACTGCCTCGATACCGGCATCTGGCCAGGCTACCCGGACGAGCCTCAGTACGTGCATCCGCCCTCGTGGATCGTGCGCGAGTGGGAGGAACGGGCGGGCTTGTCGCCCCGGGTGCAAGACCTGATGCGTCAGGCGCGCGAGATACCGATCGGCGTTCAGATGGTGGAAACAGGAGACTTTGCCGGATGACCCTCAACCGCCTGCTGACGTTCTTCCGCCGGCCGCCGGAACTGGCGGAAGCGGGCCATGGCGATGTGCTCGCCACCTTCTGTGTCCAGCCCGACCGGCGCCGCCAGGAACCCACGTTGCGCGTCGTTCGCACCGAGCCCCCGCCCCCACTCGATACCGCCAGATGGGTTGAGCGTTCCGAGGTTGCGGCCGCGATCGACCGCGCCATCAAGGCGGCCGAGGCCTCACCGCTCTGGACCAACAACGAGCGGCGTAGCGCCCGGTGCGTTGCTCTCTACCTGCAACAGCAGCTCACGCTCCCGATCACCTATTTCCCATGAGCAAAGCGCCCGATAGCGACCTGATTTACAGCCCGGCCAAGCGCCGCAACAGCGGCCTGCTGATGATGTTCGCGGGGCCGTCCGGCAGCGGCAAGACCAAGTCGGCGCTGCGCGTGGCGACCGGGCTCGCGAATGGCGGTCCCATCCTCGGCTGCGACACCGAGCACGGCCGGATGCTGCACTACGCCGACGACTTCGAGTTTCTCCACCTCGAATTAAAAGAGCCGTTCAACCCGGCCAAGTTCGAACTGGCGGCCGTCTCCGCTCAGCGCGCCAAGGCTGCGGTCTGGATCTGCGACAGCTTCACGCACGAGCACGTAGGGCCTGGTGGTCTATTAGATATGTTCGAGGCCGAGTTGCAGCGGATGGTCCCGAACAACGATTGGGCCCGGCGCGAGGCCTGCAAGATGGCTGCCTGGATCAAGCCGAAGGGCGAGCATAAGCACCTGCTGCAAAGGCTCTGGCAGTTGAACATGCACGTCATCCTCTGCTGCCATGCGGACAAGAAGATCGAGATGGTCCAGACGACCGACGCGCAAGGCCGGGTCAAGACCAAACCGACCGATGCCGGCTATCAGCCGATTTGCGGCGGCGACATCCCCTACGCGATGACCGCCTCCTTCATCTTCGACGGCAAGCGCCCTGGCGTCCCGGCATGGCTCAAGCACTTCGACAAGCTGGACGGCCTGATCGACCTCAACGCGCAGATGGACGAGGAGACCGGGCGGAGGCTTGGCGCATGGGCCCGCGGCGAGAAGCCGGACGGCCAGGCCAAGGCGGAGAAGCCGAGGCCCACGGCCGTCCAGGCCAGGGGCGCCCCGCCCCCGGAGCCTGACGAAGCCCCGCCCGACCGGTTCGATGACCCCCCGCCGCCCGGCGGAACTCCTGAAGGTTTGCCCGAAACGCCCCCGAGTTTGCCCGCCGGTCAGCCCGAGCAGGGAGCCAAGCCGCCGACCAAGACCGAGGCCGCGCTTGCGGAGCTGATCGCCAAGTTCGAGGGCGTGAAGCTCCGGGCCGAGCACTACGCCATCGTGGACGACAAGGCGAACCGGGATCGGGTCGCTTGGCTGAAGAAGAACAAACCCGAAATGCACGCGCAGTTGGACGTCGCCATCAAGGCGAGTTGGGCGCGGACAGAAGTAAAGGAAATGGCATCATGACCAAGCTGTTGGATGTTCGCGTACGAGTTCCGGTCGATGATTCGGTGAGCGTGTCGGACCTGACCGGTCACCTGCAACGTCACCTCGAGGAACTTCCGGTGGCTCGCCTCGGCAGCGAGGACGGCCCGCGCGTCCATTGGTCGGCCGTCGATGTGCTTCGCGCTGCTGAGCGGACCGAGCCCAAGCCGATCGAGCGCCCGGCGCGCGGGCGGAAAGCGGCTATCGAGACGGCATGAACGTGGCAGCGCCGACACCGGCGCCCCGCTTCACCCTGGCGGCCGCGCACTGCGCAGTGTGCGGCAGGCAGGGAGTGACGATTGTCACTATGTGGGGCCAAGATCGCCACGCCTACGAACGCTGCTGGTGCGGCTTCGATTGCGCCAAGGTGGACGGGTTTCCATGGCTCAAGTCAGAGGAACGCGCCCCACCTAAACGGCGCCGTGTCAGATCACGAGCATGACAACGTCACGTTCAGAAGGTTGCATTTTCGGCCGATACGCGCACTAAAGCGGTTTGACTGTCGGGCAAACCCCGAATCCTTTTAAGCCGCCTGGAACCGCAAGGAACCCGCCAATATGCGCGAAACAGCCCCGTGGACGATCAAGAACGTGCCGGTCAAAGTGCGCCAACTCGCCCTTAAATGCGCCAACGCACAGGACCAGACGATGGCCGAATGGATGGCCGATGCCGTCCACAAACTGGCCGGAGAGCAAGCCGGCATGGTGATCCCGCCGAAGACCGAGGAAGACCGCCAGCCGCACCCCGATGACCACATCCTGAACCTTGATCTGGTCGGGATCGCGGCGGCCATCCAAGCGTCGCTTGAGGCGCACAAGGCTGTCGGCAAGAACCCTCCGGCCAGCCTTGCCAGGGATTCGGCATCGACGGTTCGCCTATACCTGCGTGTGGCACGCGGCCTCCCCGAGAAAGCCCCCGGGTCACGTCGGCCGAAGACCATCGAGCACCTCGAGGCTGACCACGAGCGGCTCAACGGGGCCGCTCATTGACCGAGGATGAGACCGCCCGCTTTGCGGTGTTGAAGCTGGCGACAGATGGCGGCAAGTTCGCGATCCCGCTCGGCGCCGGGTTCGGCACCCCCGAGGAACAGAAGGCTTTCGAGGCGTTGCTGATGGAGGATTGGGTCCGGCTGATCGACGTCACCCCGCTCGCGGTCGGCGAGGACAACCGGCTCTACCGCGTGTTCATGGCCTCCGATGCCGCTATGAGCTGGTTCCGGTCACAACATTGATGTGGGCCCGCGGCGACGGCGTCACGATCTTTTCGGATGGGCAGTCCATGGACGCCTGGATCGGTCTCGCGTCGCCGAACGGTGCTTCCCTAATGGTGCACTTCGATGGCATCTTCCAGGGGCACATCGATGTCATTCCCTTGCTTCTCGGGGCCGATGGCGCCTATCGATCCATAGTCACGAACCGGATCGTGGCGGTTGAGAAATCGGCCCGTCCGGAACAATGACTTCAGTGACTTATTAGACCTTTCCGGCGGTATAAGTTTTGATCGCAGAAGGAAGGTTTATTTTGGACACGCCCATTCGTCCGGCCAAGCAACGCACCAGCGCAGAGATCGACGTTCGCGCGCTGAAGGACCGGCTCATCCTCGACACCTTCGCGGAAATGGTTCCCCTCTGCACGCAGATGCAGACCGGCGAGACCTGTTCCTTCATCGCCCTGCATGGCGCCCGGCTGCTGGTTCTTGCGCGGGCGTGTCATACCGAGCTGCTTCCGCCGGAGTAGATCACCGGTTGTTGACGCCGAGTCGCCGCGGATTCGGCGATTCGGGGGGCTGACAATCCCGCAGATGACAACAGAAGGTTTGCGGGCCGCCCGGAACTTCGGCAGGATGCGCGCAACGTTATCGGAGTTTACAACCCTAGAAAGAGTTTGGGCCGTCCCCCACGACGGAGACGACCCACACAAAGAAAACCTAGAAAGATTTTCGGGAACGCTTTGCAAGAGCGCCACGAGGAAAGAACAACCCTTCCCCCCGAATATCGCCAACTCACCCCGCAAAAGCAACCCCTCGTTGCTCCGGGAAAGTGCGCTCTTTGTGTGGTTCCGCCTTTCGTGAACGGAGACGACCCGGCCTCGCCAGGAGGTTCGGATGTCAGATCAGTCACCACGCCGTCGCTACAGACCGGGATCAGTAGAGTCCCCGGCTCCCCGCCAACCGCTTCACGCCTGGGAACGGGCTCGCTGGACCTTTCAGGTTCACGTCCGCTTCGGGACGGCCTCGGCCACGGCGGATGTCGCCCGCGCTCTGCTGTCCTGTCTGTCGCTGGAGGGGATCTGCTGTCCCGGATACGCCCGCCTGGGTGAACTGGCTCGCCGGTCGGAGCCGAGCGTGGAGCGGGCCATCAAGGCGCTGAAGGCCGCCGGGCTGCTCAACTGGATGATGCGCCGGGTCAAGGCCGACCAAGCCACCAACGGTTACGTGCTCCTGCTTCCCGAGCCCGAGTCTGACCCCGCAGACCCCGCACCCGAGCCGGACATCGTGGTCACCGCGCCGGTTCCGCCCGCTCCCCTTCCCGAGCCGCCTTTACCTTCGCCGGGCAACCAAACGGTAGGTTCTCAGTACGATGAGGGTAGCGAACGCTACTCCGTGGAACCGCCTGACGGCCTGATGGGCAATGTATTAGATTCTTCTTCTTCTTCTAGCTGTTTGCCCATCATCGCCCGAAAAGGCACGAGCGTCCGCGAGATCATGGCGCGGGTCAAAGCCTCTATGCTCGGGACGGCTAGGGGGCGGGTTCCCCGGGTGGCGACGGCGCCGGCAAGGCTTTCCGCGCCGCCATCCACGCCTCCGCCGCCAGGAGCAACTGCCGCTGCGCCGCAAGCTCCCGATCCTGGAACTCAATCCGTTTCGTGTGACCCGCCGCGTCGATTTGAAGGGCCTGGATGATGGCCTCGTTAGCGACAATCTCGTGCTGCGTCTGGCGGCCATCAACGATGATCCGCCAACCGGCCAGCGCCATAGCCGCTGCCGCGAGGAACAGGAAAAGGGCCGGGAGCATCAAGCGCATCTCAGAGATCAATCGAGTCCTCATTCCGCATCCGCCCGTAGCGCCGCAGCCCTTCACGCAACGCCGGGTCTGTCGCGGTGATGTAGGGCAGGCCGTGGACGTCATAGGCCATGTGCTTGTAGGGATCGAACTTCGCTTCGGTCAGGATCGCCTCTCGGCCGCCGTAGAACCGCAGGCGCTTGGAGCCGTGCCACGAGTGCAGCAGCAGGCCGGAGACGCACCCGATATCCATGCCAACGTGCTTGTCGCACAGCAGCGCGAACTCAATCAGCCGGTCGTAGTAGCCCTGGGAGTAGCGCCCCGCCCCGCCCTTGCCGAGCTCGGTGTCACACATCTGGCGCAGCTTGCCGCAGAAGCCGGACGCCATGTGCCAGTCCGAGGATCCGGCAATCAGCCAGTCGGGTAGGCGGCCGAGGCCGGTCAGCACCTCGCGGCGGAACGCCCAGCTATAGCCGGTGTGCGAGCGCCAATCCTTGTCCTTGTTCGGCAGCATCGCCCGGCTGTAGCGGGGAATGTAGGGGCCTTTGCCGAGATCGACATCGCCCACCAGCCAAGCCGCGCAGAATGAACGGTCAACCCAGTTCTTATGCTCGTTGGGCTCGGCGTCGTGGGACGGGTTGAGATCGACGCTCGTCCCCCAGGTCTGGCCGACTTTGTGGTGCTGGAGCATATGCACCGCCTCGAGCGCCCAGTCCTCGCGGACGTGTTCGACATCGGTGTCCTGGACGCAGATGTAGCGCGCATGGTTCGGCAGGTGCGCGATGCCGAAATTGTAGAGCGCGTATTGCAGCCAAATCTCCTGACTGCCGCGGACTTGCAGCAGGTTAACGTCCGGCATTTCCGCCTGGGTGAACTCGTAGGTCCGGTCCCCGAAGGCATACTCGACCAGAGTGAGCGACGCGCCGGAGGCCTGCACCTTGGGCAACCACTCGCGCAGCAGGCGGGGACGCACCTTGTAGCGGTTGGGGTTGCTGTAGACACCGATGACGTGAAGGTCGCTTGCCTGGATCGGGCGTCCGGAATGGTTTGCGTGAAGCACGGCTTGCCTATCGGCTTGGGGGGTGGATACGACGGCGGTTCAGACGCTCTATTTCGACGGTCGCGAGGCCCAGGTCTTTAATCCCGAGCCTCGCTGCCGCCGCTTCGCTCAAATCAATGATTCGCCCGCTGACATACGGTCCGCGGTCGGTAATTGTGACGAGAATGGTTTTTCTCCTGTAGCGAACGCGAACCCGTTCGCCGAGCGGGATGACACGAGATGCGGCAGTAAGAGCGTGGCGACGAAACGGGTGGCCGTTCGCCATCGGCTTACCTTCGAAATCCGCACCATACCAGGAAGCAATGCCCACGGTTTTTGAGGCCACAAGCGGTTTTCCCGGCGCTGCCCTTGTGTCACCGTTCCCCACAACCGCGCACGCCAGCACAATCGCCACAGCACGTAATAGGGACACATGAATCACCAAACGTCGCCGGAATGGGTTTGTATCGAAACGGGTTACCAAAGTCATCATGGATCTATGACGCAGGGTAGTTTCTTGCGTGCAACGCGCAGTTGACAGATCGCGCGACGACGGCGAGAAGCGCGCGATGAACGCTCGGTAAAAATATGGCGCTACCCGCGAATTTCCTTGAGGAGCTGCGTGCGCGGACGCCCATGAACGAATTGGTTGGCCGCAAGGTCAGACTGGTTCGCTCAGGTCGAGAAGCCAAAGGCTGTTGCCCGTTCCATGGCGAGAAGACACCGAGTTTCTACGTCTATACCGACCACTTTCACTGTTTCGGCTGCGGCGCCCACGGCGATGCAATCAGTTTCGTCATGCAGGCCGAGGGATTGGACTTTCTCGCAGCGGTAGACCGGCTCGCCTCCGAAGCGGGCTTGCCGGTGCCGCAGGACCAGGTTCAAGCCGCCACCCGTCAGCAGCTCAAGGAACTCGGCAACATCCTCGACGAAGCGCAGAGGTGGTTTGCCCAGCGGTTAGACGATGAGGCCGGCGCCCCGGCGCGCAGCTATCTTGAGGCTCGCGGCGTTACCCGAGACAGCGTCAAGGCGTTCGGGCTCGGCTGGTCAGGCCGGGGCAGGGGCGTGCTGGCCGAGGCCATCGGGGTCCAGATCGCCGACATGATCGAAGCCGGGCTGATGACGCGGCGGGCTGACGACGGGGTGGCCATCGACTTCTTCCGGGACCGGCTGATGTTCCCGATCTGCGATCAGGCCGGACGGGTGATCAGCTTCGGCGGGCGGACGATGGGCGACGGTCAGCCGAAATACATCAACGGGCCGGAAACCCCGCTCTACTCCAAGCGCCGGGCTCTGTATGGCGCGGACAAGGCGCGCGAGGGCTTGGGCATGGGGCGGCCCCTGGTCGTGGTCGAGGGCTACCTTGACGTGATCTCCATGCATCAAGCCGGGGAAACGGGAACCATCGCGCCGCTCGGCTCGGCCTTGACCGAGGAACAGCTAGACGAACTCTGGCGGCTTTCGCCCGCCCCGGTGCTGCTGTTCGACGGCGATCCTCCGGGGCAGCGGGCGGCGCTGCATGCGATGGAACTGGCGCTGCCGAAGCTGGCGCCGGACCGCACGCTGAAGGTCGCCAAGCTGCCGGACCCCGAGGATCCCGACTCCCTGCTGAAGTCAGGCGGCCAGGAGGCGTTGCGGACCGTGCTGGCTGGCGCCATGCCGCTGGAGCCCGCCCTTGTCGTAGCCCTCCGGCCGCCCGGCGAGGCCGACCACCTGGCGCTAAGCACTTGGCGCAACCGACTGGCCATGGCGGGCGATGCCATTGCCGATCCCGCGACGGCGCAGACCGTGCGCCGGCTGATGCTGAACCACTATTTCGATGAGGTAGGAAGCCGATGGCTGACGACATAATTGTTGAGACCACGCAGGGCTTGTCCAGCCTGTGCACGAGGATAATCCACGAGTTCCAAACGGCTCCGGACAAGCCCGACAAAGCCGTCAATGCGGTGACGGCCGCCGCCGATTTGCTTGCCGAGCATGGGCGTGAAGCCGCGCAGACGTGGCTTGATGTCGGTTCGGAAGTCGCAAGGCCGGTGATCCGGTTTTACGCTCGCCGGAGCGGATCGGTCGCTGAGATCATGATGGATACCCTCGACGACAGCGACCCGGAGACGATGATGCACCTTGCGGCGTCATATGCCACGTTGATCACACTGGCGGGCGTTGACGGATATTTCGTGACCTCGGAGGCCTGGGTTGCGACCGCGGGGCTTGATGATGCGGTCAACGCCCTGTCGCCCTGTGAGCGCATGGACCGGCGGGAAGTCGTCGTAGTCGCGGCGGCAAACCGAACTGAGCATGTGGTGCGGATGTTCCCGATCGAGCGGGACCTCGACGGCCGCGCCTCAGTCGGCAAGCGGGAACCCGGCGACACGGACAAGGCAATCCACTTCAGCAACCCGATCTTTTCGAACCTGTTCCTCGGGCTAGAGGGTGACGCCTGATGAACTATATTCCAGGGATCGAGATACCGATCGATCCGGTGCGCCGACATCGGCACTCGACGAAACCGGTCACCATCCCGCTCAGCAAAGCAGAACGGGCCTTCATGCTGTACCGCATGGCAGACGTCAGCCGCGTGGTCGATGCCATCTGCCACAACCCTAAGCCGGGCGAGATGGTGTCGCCCTGGCCGCGCGAGGCCGTGGTGCGGCGGACCCGCGAGATGGTCAAGACGCTGCGGAGTGAGCACACGCTGCTGCTGATCGGGCCGCTGGAGAAGCTGATCGTCACCGATGCTATCGAACGGAATGACTATTTTTCGAGCATGGACGACGGGGATCCTCGCCTGTCGCCCGGTCAGGCCAAGGCCGCCAACGCGCTGCGGGAACGGCTACAGTCGGCGATCGGCGAGCGCATCGGGCAGGTGCCGCTGGGAGCGGGGCGGGCACGGCTATGACAGACGAGGTCGTCATCCGGATCATGGGGCTCGCGAACCCGGCGTTTCCGGGCTACTCGCCGTGCGAGCAGAGCGGCCAGTTCGTGATATCGCTGGATGCCGATGCCCGGAAGGGCCGCGGCACTATCAAGACGACGCCGGACATGGCCAAGGCCGCGCGCTTCAAGAGCACCGAAGCGGCCGTTGCCTATTGGAAGACGCAAAGCCAGACGACGCCGTTCCGGTGCGATGGCCGGCCGAACAGGCCGTTGACCGCCTACACGGTCTCGGTGCTGCCGTATACGTATCAGCGCCAGATGCCAAGTCGGCCCGGCTATTGGATGCACGAGGAGGGCGGAGTGCTGGCCCCGGCGGTGAGCGCCTACCTTGCGCACGAGCCGCTTACCACGGCGCAGATCGTGGCCATCCGGCTTTACCTGCGGCAGTGGATGGCGGATCCCGGCTGGAAGGGACCGCTGATCGATCCCCTCCGCACGGCGGCTGACGAGATAGCCAGCAGGACGGACGTCACCCGCTGGCTAGAGTTGGCGGAGGCGGCGGGGATCGACCCGCTTTAGGAGTCGGCGCGCTCGTCGCTGGAGACGTCCATCGCCCTGATCCCGGCAATGGTCTTGGCGATGCCCTCGCCGACGGTCACGACTGCGGCGGCGCCGGTGGCGATCGGCGCGGCGCCGGGCACCAGGGCAGTTGCCACGCGGGCACCGAGCCCGGTCAGGGCGCTCAGCGAGTAAGACGGCACGGTCGGATCCGCTGCGGCGATGACCTTCAGCGCAGTGTGGATGTCGGCCTCGATGATGGCCAGAGTGCTGTGCGAGATGCCGACGCGCTCGAGGAGGCCGTTCGCCAGTTCCACCCCGGCTGCTACCAGCGGAGCCACGGCCGGGCTTTCCGTCCAGGTATGGATTTCCGCGCCGGTCGCCAGCACCTGGTGGTAGATCGCTCCGGCGCCCTTCTCGGCCGCCAGCAGAAAGTCGGCAAAGCTGCTCACTCGAATTCTCCAATACGTTTGCGCGTCAGCCGATCCAGTTCGCGCTGGTTGAGGCGGTCTGTTTCGTCGCTGTCGTCCTGAGTTTGCAAGGAATTCTTGCGCGCTGGTTGTACCGATGGTTTGACCGTAGATTTGATCAGGGGGAGAACCTCGTCGGGAGCGGACAGGAACAGCGCCCGCTCCCGTTTCCGGCGTGTCAGGAGGCCTTCGAGGGGCACGCCGCCGGCGCAGTCATATAGCAGGAAACCAGCGGCGGCTTCAGCGTAATGACCGTTGTTCAGCCATAGCAAAACCGACGACCGCATAAAGGTGCCGATGCCGATGTTGTAGACGAGCGAGGTCAACGCTGCGAGTTGGCGGTCATTGAGGTGGACCGTCACGACGGCAAGAACCTGGCTGGCGGCGGAGCGTAGATCCTCGGCGGCCCAGGCGTCGGCCTCGGCTCGAGTACAGGTCTGGCCGGGCTGCACCGGCAAGCCGCGAATGCGCGTGGTGCCATGCCCGATGGTCCACGTCGGCCGGCTCGCCAGCTTGTCCAGATAAGCGCGCAGCTCGCAGCCCTCGACGTCGAAGACCAGGGGGACGGCCAGCAGGCAGGCTTTCGCCGGGTTCATTTTCAACACGTCAGCGGGAATCCTTGCGTTCCGTTATCCATAAGTTCAGACGCAGCAGACGGTCCTCGCACTGCATCAGATTCGCAGTGTTCACGATCGCAACCGATTGCAGCTTCTTCGCCCAGTCGATGAGTTGCTGCGGGGTGCGGGGTGTCGGGGGCGGCAGCGGCAGCGGGCGCACCGTTGCGCACGAGGTAAGGTCGTCAGGGATGATGTTCGTTTGGGTGTTGATCTGCTGGTTGACGCAGCCGCCGAGCAGCCAAAGCGCGAGTAGAGTCCACTTTCCCGTCGTCATCGGGTCCTCCCGAGCGGAGTGTTGACCGTCCTCATGAGGATGTTCAGGTTCGCCCCGTGCTCCGCCTGGGTCTTCTCCTGGCTGGCAACGATCGAGCCGACTGAGCTGATCCGCTGATCCAGGTCGGCCATGCGTTGTTCGAGGATTTCAATCCGCGCGCGTTGATCGGGAAGCACCGAAATCTGCTGGCGCACATCCGACTGACCGGAGGTGACCACGGCCCGGAGGTCGGCGATCTTCTCGGTGAGGGCGGCTTCCATTCGCGCCAGATCGCGCGGTGCGGTTTCGGCCTGGTTGTGCGTGGTGACCAGCCACGCGATGAGGGCTACGGTTACAACCACGGCGTTGATGATGCCGGGGAGGCCGAGTGTGGTGATGAGGTTGCCACGCCGCTGCGGCGGTCCATGGTCATAACCCGGTTCGATGCCCATCACGGTCGCTCTCTCTTTCGCGATCGTATCTATACCCCCGGGCAGTCGAAGTCTTCCGAATAGGCGTTTCAGATGATGAAGAACGCGCGGCCGGAACCTGCTGCGGACACCTGAAATACTTGCGTCGATCCGACAGACCAGACGCCGGAGAAAAACGCTTTCAAGGTGGTGAACGTTGTGCCGTCGTCGGAGTATTGCAGCGACCAGTTATTCGGCTGGTGGGGCAACTCGTTGTAGGTCGTGAAGGTGGTTGCCGATATCTGCACCTCCCAAATATCGACCGGGGTGCCGAAGTCGTATTGCCACCAAACCGGGATGCCGCCGCCGCTCAGCCAGAAGTCGTTGAGGTTGGTTGTTGCAGCGGCGCTCGGCACGTAGGGGGAACCGAAATCGTTCTGCGCGGAGGCCGTGCCGGACCCGATCAGATTGGTGCCGCCGGGGGTGGTTGACATGACGACGTTGGTCAACGTCGCGTAGGAGTTGTCGGTCGTGCTGGCAATCGCAATGCGCCACCACCTGTGCGGGGTGCTCATGGGCGCTTGGCCTCGATGGTGATGCAGACGTCGGACAGCGTCGTGTCGGGCGGGCTGGGTGCGGTCAGGCGCAGGGTGTCGCCGCTGCCGCCGGTATAGGCTGAGCCGGTCAGGGTGATCGAACCGGACGCAGCAATCGAGATCGTGCCTATGGTCGTCACCGTGCCGCTGTTCACCTTGGCCAGCACGAAGTCGGCGGTCGCGTAGGGGGCGGAACCGACGTAGGTAGCGGTCCCCGCGAGGCTGGCCGGGATGTTAAGCGGGACGTCATTCAGAAGCGCGACATGCACCATCTGGCCGCCGGCGGGCTTGCCGGAGAAGCTGAACGGCAGCGGGACACTGCGCATCGCGGTTACCACGTCCAGCGTGCCGCCGCTGACTGTCAGGAGATCGGAGACGGCGGTCACCGTCCCGGCGTTCCAGTCACTACTACCACCTCCGCCCGAGGCGCTGAGCGTGCCGCTGGTGAGGCTCAGGTTCGCCCCGAGTGCGGTGACTGTTCCGGCGTTCCAGTCGCTACTGCCGCCGCCGCCGGTCGCGGCCAGTGTTCCGGATGTCAGCGTGAGGTTTGCCCCGAGGGCAGACACCGTGCCTCCGTTCCAGTGCTGCGCCACGGTGAGCGTTCCGCCGCTCGCTGAGACATCGGTTCCAAGCGCGGTGACCGTGCCGGCGTTCCATATGCTGCTGCCTCCGCCGCCCGTAGCGGCCAGGGTGCCGCTGGTGAGGGTGAGGTTTGCCCCAAGGGCAGACACCGTCCCGGCATGCCAGTCGGCCGCCAGGGTGCCGGTCGTGGTGACCGGGCCGCCCGACAGCCCGGCCCCGGCGGTGACCTGGGTGACCGTGCCGGACGCAGAGGCTATGGTCGTGGTCTTGCAGTCGGTCCCATTGCATAGGATCTGCATAAACTGCCCGGCGGGAACAACGACGGTTGCCCCGCTCGCGCCCTTGGTGGTGATCGGATAGCCGCCGGCCGTGTTGTCGACGAAGAAGTTGCGCTTGGTGAGCGGCACGATCAGGTCGCGCGCGGCCGTGGCTCCGCCGCAGATGAAGCCGGTGTAGCCGACGAACTGCGCGTTGCTCAGGCTGACATTGCCGCCGGCGAAGGATACGGCCATCTGGTTTTGGGTCGCGTTCTCGACCGCCAGAACCATGTCGTTCATCGTCGTGGTTTTGTCGGTCTGCGTCGGCGAAATCTCGGGAATGTTCAGGATCGGGGTTGGCATGGAGGTGTCCTAGAACGCGGGCAACGCCTGATATCCGCGGAACCCCCGCCCGACGACGCCGGAACGCTGGTAGACCACGAGATAGAGGGTGCTGGTTGCCGGGGTGAAGCTGTCGGCCGTCATCATGGCCGCGGTATAGGTCAGGGTGGCCGAGGTCAGCGTAGCGAAGGCGCGGGTGTAGGTTGCGCTGTTGGCGGGATCGAAGGTCGCCAGCGCGCCGGCCGAGGGAAGAATGTAGGCGTCATAAGCTTCGGCATCCTCGGCGAGCGGCGCGGTATCCGAGCCGTCCACCAGCAGCCCGCCGATGCGGGTTCGGCGCACCCAGGTTGCCACCAGGTCTGACCCGGCTGCCGCCCGCGCGAAGTGCACCGGCGCATACGGGAACAGGTCGTAGCCGCGCGGGGTGAAGTTGCGCGCCTGCGCTTGGGACGGTTCGAGGCCGAGCGGCACCAGTCGCCAGAGTTCGGAAACCCCGATCTCGCCTGTGGTCACCACGTTGCCCACGACTAACCCGGGTTGCAGCAGGAGGACCGTCTCTCCGGCGGTATGCAGCCCGGTCGCCCAGTCGGTGCCCCGCCGGGACCGGATGATGTCCGAGAGCGTGACGGTCCCATCGGCGTTGTCCACGACGGTCTGGAACTGGATCACTTCCTGCCCGATTACGGCGGCGTTGGCTCCGTTCATCAGTTCGGAGTAGGCGCAGGAGTGCGGCAGCGAGCTTCCCGGAGCGAAGCTGACCCGGACGCTGTTCACGCGATCGGTTGCGAACTTCGCCACGACATCGGGCAGCGCGGTCACGGCCGTTCCATAGTTGGAACCGGAGGCCAGGGTGCCGATTTCGTTCCAGTTGACGCCGTCGGTGGACTTGTCGACGTTCCCCCCGTTCCAGCCCGCGAGCGAGGCCAGGGCGGCGTAGTAGATGCGGCTGGCTCCGGGCGCGGCGGCATCGCTGTCTTGCAGAAGCGGCAGGTTCAGCGGCAGCAGCGTGGCGAAGCCCGAGGGGGTGATGACCTGTCCGCCGTTGCCATAGGTAACCCCTGTGGCGGTGATCGGCTCGTAGACGGTGATGTCTTCGCCGGCGGTGTGCAGCTTCAGCGTCAGGTCGGCGCCGGTCTCAATGCTCTCGATGCGAACGGTGTAGCTGTCGCCGTTATCGAGATTGACCGTGATGTTGTCGGTCGGATCGAGCCAGAGATATTGCGGCCCGAGCGAGGTGTCATAGGTCTCGCGCGCGGCCCAGGTGGAGTAGAGCATCGCCGCGGCGAGCCCGGTCGCAACCTGGTTGTTGACGATCGCCGGGATGTCCATGGTGAGCTTGCGCTTGGACCAGACGGTCGGAACCGGCAGCGCCGTCCGGCGGAAGTAGGCCGAGCCCGGCTGATAGTCGAGCGCCGGATCGAGATACTTCAGATTGATCTGCAGAGGCATTTCCTGCTCCTGCGCCTCGACCGCCATCCAGAAATGGCTTGGATCGGTGCCGTCGATGGAGGCGAGGTGATCCTGAGTGATGGTCGCGACGGACGGCCTGCCGCGCGGGACGAACTTCAGGACGTAGTCGGTCTCCACCATGTCGATGAGGAAGATGTTGCAGATTTCCGCTATCGCTGAGCCGGCCGCTTTGTTGTCGCGCACCACATAGCCATCGATCGTCTGGGTCACGAGGGACACATCGACCATGTCGGCGGTGACCCCGACCCGATTGCACAAATCCAGCAGGATTGACGCCACGGAGACGCCGCTGATGGTGACCCCCTTCAGCTTGACGATGATCGGTGCGCCGCCGTTCGAGTAGATCATCGCGCCCACGGCCGAGCAGGACCGCGCGCCGATCGCGCCGTAGCCGCCCGAGCAGTAGATGCCGGCGTCCTCTATCGAGATCGGGCTGTAGGAGAAGGTTCCGGTTTCGAGGTTGAGGACCGGGAACCCCGCCCCGGTATTGTTGAACCCGGCGAAGGTCCCGGCCCCGGCCTCGGTGTTCACGAGGTCGCCTGTCAACGCACTCAGGTTCGGGGAATTGCGTGCGGTCCAGACGACGGTCTGGCTGTCGGGGACGATCTTGACGGTGACCGGCTGCTGCGTTCCCGGGAACCAGGGCACCTCGAAAAAGACCACGTTGCCATCGGCCGGATCCACGATCATCCGCATGGGTGCGGTGAATCCGCCGCTCGTCGGCGGCGCCAGGCCAAAGGTTTCCGCCTTGATCTGCACGGGGCCGAAGTTGGGGGTGATGGTCGCCCCGGCGACGGAGAACGAGGAAAAGTATTGCGGGGCATTATCAAACCCGGCGATCCAGCCGGTGTTGAGCGTGTAGAGCGTGGTTGTTGCGGTGATCGGATCGGGCGTGCCGATGCCGAATGTCGTGTAGCGGAGTGAGCTGGTCCCGCTGCCGTATTGGCCGGGAAGATGGACGAACCATGTCGGTTTCGCCTGCGGCACCGTGGCCGGGTCCATGTAGAACGACGGCACCACAATGCAGGCGTAGACGTCGCCACTGCCGTTGTAGAGCGAGCAGGCCAGCATGTCCCCGGTGCCGCCGGCCTGCGTAATGGGTGTCGTCCAACATACGACGGACCAGATTTCCCCGTCGCAGGGGATCGACATCACCTTGAGGACCTCGAACGTGTTGGGGTCCAACTCGTAGATCGTGCTCTGCGATGAGAACGGCCCGGTTTCCTTGCGGCCCCAAACGAAGACGTTGCCGCCGCTGCCGCAGACCACGCCATGCAGCGGCACGGCATAGTCGGGATCGGCTATCAGGGTGGCGCCGCTGTTGAGCAGTTCGGTCACCGGCTTGGCGAGCAGGCATTGATACGTGGTGGTGCTGTAGGCGCGCAGCGATTCGTCTGAGGAAAGCTGATAGACGACGCCGCGGGTCCAATCGACCGCGACCCCCATGCCGCCGCCCATCGGGTTAGTGCTGCCGGTGACATCGGGGGTGAACGGAATGGTGGGGTGAAAGAACGTAGTGGACTCGCCGTTGGACGTATAGACGGCCGTCACCTGGGGGAAGCGCCCCCCATAGTACTCGAGGTTGATGCGGTCCATGACGAAGTAGGCGAGGCCGCGATAGGCCGGCGTGCCCATGATCCCGACGTCCACGAAGTCAGCGCACCACACCGCGATCTGATAGTCGGGAAGCTGGTCTTCAGTCCCCTCGTAGCCGCGGATCATGAACGTGTGCTTGGTCAGCTCGTGCGGCGTGGGAGAAGTCGAATCCCAGAACAGCTTGCCGTCCAGATAGATTTTCACGCATCGGGCCGGTCCCTCGCAGAACGCCAGGGCGGCGGACTGGTGGGAGGACGGAGGGCCGGGCATGCCTTTGCCGGTGCCGCCGCTGCGCTGGATCTTGGTCTGCCAGATCATGACGCCCGGCAGCCTTGCGGTCCCGTAGAGCAGAGGTATGGGATTGCCATACGTGCTGTTCATGCTCTGCGTATCGGTGATGAGCGGCTTTTTCGCGCGGAACAATAGCCCGCCCACGATGCCGCCGATCATGCCGCCGATCGCGCCGCCGATGGGCCCGCCGAGATAGCTTCCGACGAGCGTGCCGCCCATCTGGAAGATCATCGGCCCTATCTGCTGACCCATCTAACCCTCCAAGCCGGGGAAGCGATACCGAACGATCAGCCGGTATTTGCGCGTGACGGGATCGTTGTCGTACGGTTCCTCCAGCACCCGGCGATGAGCCATGGCTGCATGCACCAGGTGACGCACGCCGTGCTTGGTGGTGAAGAAACCAAGGTGCCCGGGCAAGCCGTTCTGCGCGAACACGCCGATGGTGCCGTCCCACGGCTCGTCGGCAGACGTTCGGTTCAAGTAGCGGTCCAGGGTGTAGATCATGCGCCGCTCAGGGTCCGGCCAGTCGGTGTAGTGCTGCTCGTCGATATGCTCCACGCCGAGGGTCTGACCCACGACGACGATAAGGCCTATGCAGTCGAGACCGTTACCGGTGCGCCCCTTTTGGCGATAGGACACGCCGAGCCAGCTTCGGGCCTCGGCTACCACCTCTTGTCTGAGCACTATGTCGCGTCCGGATAGCCGAGCATGCGATCCAGGCCCGGCACGTCGGGCTCGGCGCGGAAGTTCAGCATGTTGTTAAATTTTTGCAGGCACGTCTCGCGCTTCTTGTCGCAGCCGGGATAGTAGAAAAACGTGTCGCCGGCCGTGATCGGGAACAGCATCCCGAGCCACAAGACGACCGAGGTCGTGTTGATGTCATAGGTTTTCAACTCGCAGGCGACCCCGGCATTGTAGCCCGTGATCCAGACAATTGTCCCCTGGTCGAGATAGAACGGCGCAAAGTCGTTGATGAGGAAGGCGGGCGGGTCAGCGATATCGCCGGTCTTGCTGATGTGGCCCTGCTTGCCGGTGTGGTTCGTCAGCGTGATCCTGCCGGAATCGTTGACCACGGTCATGTTGAGCCCGGCGGCAATGATCTGATCGACAAGCTGCATCGCGGCCAGGCTTCCCGACACGTCGAACAGCCATATCGCGTTGGCCGTGTTGACGCCGTCGCTGACCTCAAGCGCGGTGCCGCCCGAGACGTTGTTGTGGACGTCGATCGCCGCCTCGGTGCCGAGTTGGCCCGCCGGGTAAACCAGAGCAGGGGAACAGGTGAATTGGTGCCGGGAGATCGGCGTGCCGACGGTGCCGATGAGCCGCATCGGCGCCCGCGATGTCCAGACCGCGGTGCCGTCGCTGGTGGTGGCGTCAATCGCCGTGTTCCAGGACGGCTCAGTGGTGCCGGTCGTGCCGATGGACGTGCACTCGAAGATTGCGACCTTCAGCGCCGACGTCGATTTGACGGCCGGGGAGATCCAGTCTCCGGCGGCCTTGGGGGTGGTGGCCGTCCACGAGCCGGGAAGGATCGGGACCTGGCACTTCCGGTCGCCGAGATCAGCGCGGCAGAGCGGTGAGATCACGTTGCCGGTCTCCTGCACCAAGGCCTGGGTGAGCCCGCGCAGCTCGGCCTTGAACGTGCCATTGGGCAGGCGGGTGGTCTCGCCCAGCCAGCCCCGGCGCATGCGCAGGATGCCTTGGGTGAGGTCGGCCCAATTGACGATGAAAACGTAGATCGTCGCCCAATAGAACAAGCCGTTTTTCATGTCCTGTTCGGTGACGCCGCCCTCGGCAAACATGCCGATGACTTCCAGATTATCGACCTGTCCGGTTGAGCCGGAGATGATGGCGGTGCGGGAAAAGCCGATGATCGACGAATAGGTGGTGCCCTCGATGACGAGGTCCCGGTCACAGGAGGTGAACGAGAACACCGCGCCGTCGAGCCGGATGATCTGCCAGCAGGTAGCGAGCGTGGTGACCGCGCCGGCCAGGTGCGTCTTCAGCGCCGTGGAGATCGCCTTAGACATCACGCACCTCAACAACCGGGATCGCGTTCCACTTCAGGATGTCGAGGGTGTCGATGGTGATCTTGAGCTCGTCCACGTCAAACCTGACCGGGGTATCGAACTCGCAGTGGCCGGTGATGACATGGCCTGTCGTGGCGGTCGTGGTGCCGCCGAGGGTGACAACCCCGGTCGCGGTGTTGACCGTGAAATCGTATGTGACCACCCCGTTATTGTAGAGCACCAGGGTTCCCGCGACCGGCTTGGTGATCACGCGGGAATAGGTCGCGATGATGTCGCCATAGACCTTGATCAGTTGGAACGTCGCGGTGTGGCCGTCGGTCGTGAACAGCGTCGGCAGGGCCACCAGATCGCCGGGGGTGTTGATCCATCGCGGCAACTGATAGTCCGTCCAGTCCTTGAAGCGGAACGCGACCGCCCGGCCGGCGCGGGCGGTGAAGAAGTCGATGAGGGCTTCAACCTGGGCCTGGGTTTGCAGCGCCTTGGAGACATCCCATTCGCCCCGCGCCGTCGTCCAGTTCCGGTTGCGCTGCTCGGCGCCGCTGGAAAGGACGATGATGGAGGTGCTGAACTTCGGCCCGCCGGTTGCCCCCTGGGAGATATCAGGGGGGAACTGGATTTCTGCAAACGTGGTCATGTCATGGAGTTCCGCGCGTTGGTGCGGCCCATCGCGGCAGCGAACTTCGCGGTGAGCTGCGGGCGTGAGGACCGGAAGGAGTCGGCGTCCGGCGTCGTGATATTCCAGTGGTGGTTGACGGTGCCGCCACCCCCGCCGCTCGCCGCCGCCCTTAGCTGGCCGGTCGCCTGGTTGTTCTGATTGGCGGTCAGCACGCGCTCGCCCCGTTGCAGAATGGTGGCGAACTCGTCGTTGTTGAGACCGCTGTGGTAGCGCGGGGCTCCGGCGAACAGGTAGGCCGGGACGGATCTCGGGGAGCCATCCGTGCCGACCAGGCCGCCGCTGTGCATGGCGAAGCTGCCGCCGATCGCGCCGCTGGCGGCGCTGCCCAAGTCCCACGTCCCGGTATCGACCATGCTGCTGGCGGCGCTGCTTCCTCCGCCGAACAGCTTTCCGATCAAGCCGCCGCCTTGATAGAACCCGGCGCCGCCGACCTTGTTGATGAGGTTGCCGAGCAGTCCGGCGCCGCCGAATATGCTGCTGCTGTTCGAGCCGGAGCCGTTGGAGCCATTAGAGCCATTGTCGTTGGATCCGTTGCCGGAGCCGTTGCCGCCTCCCGGGGAGGACCAGGCATCCTTGCCGCCGCCCCACTGACGGGAGATCGCATCCCCCATGTCGCCGATCGTCTGGCGGTGATTTTGGGGAAACAGGGCGTTCATGATCGGGTTGATGATCGCCAATTTGATGAGTTGGGCCTCGATCTCCTTGAGGACGGTGACCGCCGTGTCCTTTAGCGACTGCGCGCCATCGCGGCCTTTGTGGAAGGCTTCCTGTAGGCCGTTGCCGATGGTGTCCGCGATCCGGCTGGTCGAGCTTTCCAGTTCGTTAAGGCTGTCCTCGGTCTTCATAAGCTGGGTCTGGCGGTCTGCTTCCTGCCCGGCAAGGTCGAGTTTCTTCTGTTCCTCGCCGGTCGGCTTCTGGCCGGGGGCCAGGTGAAGCGACTGGCGTGCCCGAAGAATGGCGAGTTCGCGGGTGCGGACTTCGACCGAGGCCGTCAGGAGGCGGGTTTCCTCGCTGATGAACTGGATTTCCTCGCGCAGCCGACGAATGTCCTCGGCCGCGGCGATGTCGCGCTTGATCCGGCCTTGGCGGTCGAGTGCGGCGGTGATCGCGTCCACCTGACGCCTGTATTCGGCGGTGCCCGGCTCTGCCGTCTTGCGGGCTTCGATCAGGGCGTGCTCGCGGTTGATCGCGTGCTCCAATGTCGCGCCGCCGGCCTCATGCAGCGCAATCAGCCGCGCCTCGCCGTCGCTCTGGCGATTCATGGCTGCGGTGGCGTCGTTCGCTGCGGTCGTCAGCTCCATTTGCTTGGCGGCCAGAGCGGCTTGCAACGCCACCTGATCGATCGGCTGTCCGGAGGCTCGGCTGGCTTCCTCGAACTGCTGGCGCACGGCGGCCATCTCGCGTGCTGCGCCTGCCTCGGCGGATAGCTGGTGGGTTGCGTCGGTCGCGGAGCGCGCGAGCATTTCCTGCGCGGTGATCAGGTTCGTCATCTCGCCGCGGAGCTTCTGAAGCGCCTCGTATGCCTCGGCGTATTGCTTGGCGGAGTTCGGTTTCGCCGGATCGAAGATCGAGCCCGCGGCGTCCTTCATCGCCGCTTCCTGCTTCTGCTGAGCCTCGAGGTTCGCCTGCCGCTGGCGGGTCAGCAGGCCCATGGTCTCCCGGGCTGCGGCGGCGTCCTGCTGCCGCTGGTCGCTGTCATAGCCGGTGCCGAGGTCATTGGCGTTGAGCCCGGCGCTGCCGGTGCTGCTGCCGGTCCGGCCGGGCCCGGCCTCGGGGCCTACCATCCCCGCGCCGGGGTTCTGGTATTGCCGCCCGCCTCTCGACTCAACCATGGGGATGCGACGGATGAGGCCTTCGAGTTCCGGGGGAAGCTGGCGCGTGGCCAGGGCGGCGTCGATCGCGGCCTTGACGGCGGGGTCTACCGCGTCGGGGCTGGCGGCCTTGACCTTGGCCAGATAGCCGGCGGCGCCTGCGTCCGTCGAATTGCCGGAGTATCCCTTGATCGCCTGAAAGAGCGCGGCAGACTGATCCATGCCTGGCTGCGGGGAGAGGTTACCGCCCGCCCGGACGAACTTCTGCACGAGGTCGTTGATCCCGGCGGTGACGTTGCCGCCAATCGTGGCGATGTCAGTCTCCGACATGCCCATGCCGGCCGCCGTGCTCGGCAGGACCTGAAACGCGCCGACGGCCCTTTCGTCGACCATCTGGCCATGCACCTGGTGGTGCACGTTGGGTCCATACACCGGTATCCCGCCGGGATCGCCGGTCGCGACATTCGGCTGTGCGGTGCGGATCCCGCCGATCACTGTGCCGAGCGGATTGATCGCCAGCCGGAGGGCATCGCTGAAAGACGGTCCCGAGCCGATGTTCGGCAGCCCGGGAACGAGGCCTTTGATCAGGTTATACATCTCGCGCGTATCGCGGAGCAGGCCGGTCAGGGTTTCGATCGCAACCGCGGCGCCGGCATCCACCAGGCCGCCGAGGGCGTGAGCAAAGTCCACCCCTCTATCCTTGGTGCCCTTGAACTCGACATAGAGGTCATGCAGCGCCGTTTGCAGTCGCGTCAGCGTCGGCCCGGCCTGGTCAGCCGCCTGCCGAACCGCATTGAGGAACATGACGGTTGCCGCGTCCTTGCCGTGCAACGCCTCCTCCGCCTTGACGGTATCGACCAGGGCCTGATCGAACCCGCGCAGGTGGCCGATCATATCCTGCGTTGCCTTGACCGGATCGCTGAAGCTCTCGGCCATCTTCTTGGCGGCTTCAGTGAAGTCCTCGCCGAGCGCGCGGGACAATTGCAGCGTGAGCGCCCCGAGGGTAGCAAGCTGCTTCGCGCCCCCATGGAAGTTCGGCTGCTGAGCAAACGACTGTGCGGCGGCCAGGGCGTCGTCCCGATAGACGCCGGGCAGATCGCGGGCCATCGAACGGGCGGACGAATCAACCGCCGATGCCATCGCAGTGGAATCGGTGCGGATGCCTGACAGCCGATCGCGGAGAGTGTTGAGACGGCGCTCGTTGACCTCGGCGTAATAGCCCAGCAGCGCCATTGCGGCGACGGTCGCGGTGATCGCGACGGTGGCCATGGCGAACGGAGTGACCAGCCATTGCTTGGCGTGGCCCATGATCTTTTCCATGGCGCCGAAGCGTTCCATCAGCACCCAGAGCGAGCCGGGGATTCGGGAGTAGTAGCCGAACAGCGACTCATGGCCGAGGACGAGCATTTCGCGGATCGCGCCGCCGGTCAGATACCGGGTCTTATCGGCTTCCTTGCCCGCGCGCTTGGTGGTTTCAGTCAAGTGATCCGTCGCCGCGGCCTCCCGCAGCCGCTCGGCTGTCGCGGCCTTGACGGTGCCGGAGGATTCCAGCTTTTCGATATCGGCAAGCGCCCGCTCGTACCGCTTGGATGCGGCGTAGATGCTGTCGTATTGCATCCGCAGCTTGTCGAGGTCCTCGGTCTTTTCCTTTTCGACCGCCATCTTGCCGGGCGCGAGATGCTCCTGCGCCGCCTGGTCCTTCAGGAATTGAGCGCGAGCCGGGGATACCGCCCCTCTGGCTTGCAGCCTGTCTATATCCTCGACGGCCTCGGCATAGCGCATGGACGCCGCATAGAGGCTGTCCCACTTCCGCTTCAGGCCTTCGAGGTCGTCATCGGCCTTGGCGGTGTTCTTGGGGGATAGCGGGTGATCCTCGCCCGCCCGTTCGCGCATCATCTTGGCTTGCGACGGATTGACCAGCCCGGCCTGCGCCAGCTTGTCGATATCGCTAAGTGCCTTGAGATATCGGTTGGATGCATCGGTCAGCCGGTCGTAGCGGGCCTTCAGTGCATCGAGGTCCTCGAGCGGAGGCTTCGGCGGGGCCATGCCCTTGGCGAACTCACTCCGCATCAGTTTGATCTTGGAAGCGTCGAGACCTGCCGCTTCGAAGTCGTCAATCCCGGAGAGCGTCTTTGCCCCGATAGTGCCGCCAAGCGATGCGGCATACTCGCGATGGGCAGCGATGGCGGCGCGGTAGGCGGCCGTCTCCCGATCGCGGGCAAGCCCGGCTTCTCGCGCGGTGATCGCCTGCTTCTGCTGCGCGTCATCTACCCGGGCGAGGGCCAGGGTGAACTGCTGCGCGGCCGCGAACAGCGGATTGTAGGAGGCGCGGACCTTATCCAGCGACGCGCCATAGTTCTGCAGGAGGGCAATCTCCCTGGCCGTGGCGTCCATCGCGCGGGCCTGCTGCGCGGCGCGGGCGCTGTTGGCCGCTGAGAGGGTGGTGAGCTGCTCGATGGTGCGGGAGGATGCGGCCGTGACCTGGGCGTATTTCTCAGCCGCTACGCCGAGGACGGCGTTGACCTGGCTGAGTGTCGACCATCCGTTCTGGTGGCTCTTGGCCATGCGGTTGATGACGGCGTCATAGGAGTTCGCCGCCCGGATGGAAGTATCCAACTGAAGGGCGAATCGCTCGTAGGCATTGCGGCCTTCGAGCAGTGCTTTCGTCAGCTTGGCCGTGGTGGAGACGGCGACCTCGCCGCTGGCCGCCATCTCCTTATTCGCCGCTGCCACCTTCTGCGCCGGGGTGACGTAGCCAGACGCATTCATCGTCGCGGTGATGATGGTTTGCTGTTCGACCGATAGTGCCACGGTGAGTTTGCCTTTTCAGCGCCCTTTAGCGGGAGGCTTGGGAGCGGGTTTCTTCGGCTGCGCCACTGCCACGGCGGTGAGGTAGACCTGATCCAGCCGGAGCAGGACGCGGACCTCGCCGGGGTGAATCACCGTGCCCATGGTGTCGGACCATGCGGCGATATCGACATAGCGGATGGGGTTGGGGCCGAAGCCGTTGCCGCCCCTGGCGACTGATAGCTCAGTGAACCAGCGCCAGAGGTGGCGGCAGATCGGCGGTAGCGGCGGGCCGATCAGGGCGTCCAGCGGCTTACCAAGTTGCCGCTGTGCGCTTTCGAGGTGATCGCGCTCGGAGGTTCCGTCTACGCCGATTCTGTCGAGACGGAATTGGTGCTCTGCGTATGCGACGAGGTCGTCAAGCTCGTCTGGCGCCAGTTTCCCAGGTCGGCCGCATGCTCAAGTACCTGATCGCGCAGCCAGGCCATTTCCGGCATGGCATAGAGGTCGCGGGCATTGCCGAGGGAGAAGGGAATGGGCAGCGGGGCACCGCCATCCAGCCCGAGCAGATGCCAGCCCACGGTCAGCCGGGCGGCCTTGTCGGAAAGGTTCGCCTCGAGGTCCTCGGACCGGGCCACGCGCCCCTTGCGCATCATGATCTGGTCGGTCTGGTCGCGGAGGAAGGCGCGGCCGGGGCCGCTGCTTTCGGACAGGACTTCCACCCAAGCGGTGTCCTCGTTGTCCTTTCCCCGCACGGGCTGGCGTGTGTAGGGGTTGATGATGGTCATACGGCTAGGCGGATCGACGCTGATCATCAGCGACGAAAGCTGGTCGCGAAGGCTGCTCATGTGATTTGTCCCTTGTCGGAGGGGTTGTGACGAGGCGGGCCGACACCCGCCTCGTCCGGCTTGGCACCAAGTCTCCCGTGTCGGCGAGATTGCGGACTGTCCTAAGCCGCGGTGTCGAGGATCCGGACAGTCGTAATCGGCACGCCGGGCGTGGTGCCCTGGTAAAGCAGGGCCTGGAACGACGACGAGATGGTCTGCTGCGCCTCGCCGGTCAGGTTCAGATCGGCGCTCCCCAGCTTGACGTAGGGGAGGAAGAACGTAATCGCCGGGCTGTTGGCCGCTGACGAGCTGGTCAGGGTCAGCAGGATTTGCAGGCTGCTCTCGTTAGTGAAGTCATCGAACAGCGTGGTATCCGCGAGGAAGGCGGAAATCTGGCCCGAGAGGTTGGAGCGCCCGAGGAAGATTTCGGCGGAGAAGTTCTGCCCGACCACGTCGGCCTGGCTGGGGTTGAGGTTCATGGTGAAGTCGATGGCGGTGATGACGCCGACGCTCACCCCGTTGAGCAGCAGAACCCCGTTGACCGAGGCTACGACCGGGGCGGAAGGCGGCAGGGCGGGGGCGGTGAAGTAGGGCGCGGCACCACTGGTCAGAGAGGTCGCGGCCCGGCCGAGGACGCCGAATTCACAGGTGATCATGCCCGAGGCCGGGACGGTGATCTTGTAGCTGCCGAGCCGGTTCTCCTGGTACAGCCGGGCGATATCCAGATCCTCGTGGTAGACCTCGACCGCCAGCTTGCGCGAGACGTGGCCGGTGCGCGGAACGATGGTGGCTGCACCCGGGCGGGTCAGCGTGAAGGTCGTATCCGCAACCCCTACGGTCGGCGCCGGCGTGACGGTCAGCGTCTCGTTGGTAGTGCCGCCGAAGCTGATGATGGTGAAGTTGACGTTGTTGTTGGCCGGTGTCGTGGTCAGGCCGGTGAAGTTGATGATGTCGCCGACGAACAGCCCGGCGGTGACCGGATTGCCGGCGGCGAAGGTGATCGTCGAGGACGAGTGCGAGAAGGCGACGGAGGTAAGCGTGGCTGGGAGCAGGGTGAGCGACGCTGTTTTGGTATCGCGGTGCACGGCCTCGAAGAAGTCCATGTAAGTCTCCGGCGACAGCTCTCCGGAGATATTGCCTTCGACGTGCCCGACGCCGTGGCGGAAGTCGGCAATCTGGCGGTCGATACGGACTTCGGCCGACTGGTATGTCGCCTTCTTCAGCGCGATTGTGCTCGACACGCGGCGAAGAATCTGGCCGCCGGTAGCACCGGGAGCGGTTGCGATATCGTCGAGTGCGTTGGTGGTGATGGCTCCGGACGTGTAGAATTTGTAGGCTACGCGCGCGGATACGCCTTCTGCGAGAGACACAGCGAATTCCTTTCAGTTTGTAGGGGAGGCGGGCGCTTACCGCGCTGATCAGCCGATGAAGCGGTACTCGAAGACAACCAAGGACGCGCGCATGTACCAGTTGCCCGCTTCCCATTCCGGCTTCTGCTCGGTGTCCACGTCGAACCCCGAAGCTCCGCCGATGAACGACAGGTTGCCCTGTCGGGTAGACCTAAAGATGCTCTCCGCCGCCCACAGCAAGTCCAGGGCTTCGGTATCGGTTTGCAGGTATCTCGCTGCGAAGACCCGCAGCAGGACCGAGCCGTATTTCACGCGCTCATTGGCGAACCGGCCGCCGCCGAACGCCCGCACCCGTTCTCGCCCGAAGTCTATCTCATTCCGGAAGAAATACGGGGTCGTGGACGGGTCCGGCAGTGGTTCCGGGTCGTTGTCGCGCCAGTGGGCTGGCACGTCCGTTCGGGTCCAGCCGGCCGCCCACTGCGCCAGGATGAGCGCCCGGACATCGGTATATAGCCCCGTCATGACAGGCAGGTTCCCTTACGGTGACAGCGTCGGAGGCAGTCGGATGGTGATATGCACTCGGACGTTCGGGTCTATGTTGGCTGTCGCGAATGCCGTTGAGGCGAGCACCGCACTTGCGGCCACTGCGGCTGTTCGAGCCGCGATAGCCACGGTCCCGGCTGCCGAAAGCGTTGCACTGGCAGCCGTCGCGGTGAGGCTGGCCTGCGGCACCGCATGGGCAGCGGCAACCAGGGTGGCGTCGGCCGCGACGCCGGTTTCCGCCGCACTGACGGCCACCATCGCGGTTGCCGCCGGAACGGCGTTGGCCGCTGTCTTGGTGAGGGCTGCCGAGACGGCGGTCTGAGCGGTTGACGCAAAGGTGGCGTTGGCGGCGGCGCTGGCTTCCGTCGCACTGACGGCGGCCTGAGCGGTTGCCGTGAGGGTAGCATCGGCCGCAGCCTCGTTGAGAACAGCGTTGCGGCTCGCCCAGGCGAATAACGATCGTAGGACGAGCAGCATCAGCTTAGGCCGGGATTTCAGCCCACATCAGGGAAGCGTCGAGTGAGCCGGCAGTCAGTGCGGCGGCCAGCCCATAGGCGAGATAGCACCCCGGGGACAGTACGATCACGCCGCGAATTTCGTCCACCAGGTTGCCCGCAATAACGCCTGGGGTTGTCGTCACCGTGCCGATCGACAGAGACGGGGCCACCAGCGTGCTCGCCAATGCGGCGGTGTTGGCCGTGTTGACCATCGCGTAGATCACCGACCCCGTGTTCGCCTGTGAATACATATTTCGGCACTGGGTCTGAGTGCCGGTGACCGCGACCCCGCCTTGGTTACACGCAAAGAATGACAGCCCGGTCGATGCTGCGGCGGTGCCTGTGGTGCGCACCACAATGCGCGCTTGCAACATCACCAGATCGACGCCGGATGCTACGGGGTTGTAAAGACCGATCAAAGGCGTGCCGGCCGCAGCGCCGACAAATGCGGCGGGATTGACCGCGAGCGACGATACGGTGAAGACGCGACCGGCTTTGAGCAGCGTATAATACTGAGGTGCGAGTTCCGACATCAGCGCTTCGCCGAAGCCCCCGGCCGGGTTGTTCGGCGTTCCCGCGCTCTGGCGGGAGCTCGGTAGCGAGCCTGCTTGCGATTGGATGAGCATCGTAATCTCCTAGTTAATCATGTTGACGAGCGACGCGGCCGGGTTTGTGTAGTCGCCGAGCAATGAGTCCGGCTCATCGCCCGTCACGCCGGCGGCTGCCGAGCGGATTTCGTAGAGGTAGTGGTTATTGACGCGCAACAGCCCGACGATCTGCGCCAGAAGGTCTTGGATCGACTGCTGCGCTTGGTTTGCCGGGGCCGAGGTGACCTGAACGTTCCCGAGGTTATCGGTTAGCATCCGGCGCACCGCATTAGTCTGATCCGTGCCGCCGACAACGACCGGCGAGAGGGCGCTTTGCACGGCATTGAACGTCGTCAGAGTTGAGATGGCCGTTGTGTAGGGCGTGTACGTGACGTTGTACGCGCCGATCTGATAGCCCTGAGTGAGACCTCCTGCCGCGACTTGGTTGCCGAGAGGATCTGTTCTGAGCGTGCGCAGCGCCGAGCTGACATCGCTGCCGCCGACCGGGAGCGACGAATTTCCGACGCCAGCACCAAGGGTCGATATCGGGACGCTGTTGATTGCACCGATATTCATCGCGATCGGCGGGCTTGGATTTGACCGCAAGTATGGAATAGCGACTGTCTGACCGGCGGTGTAGGCGACGATGGACACTCGGAACCAACGGGCTGACACGGCGAACAGGAAAATATTGGATGTCGATGCTTGGACGTTATACGAGCCGGGATTGCTGATCGACGAGCCGAGTTGGTTAACCCAGGTCTGCCCATCGTTGCTAATCGAGAACTGGAACGTGCCGGTCCAGTTGGAGCTTGCCACCAATTGCAGCGAGATCGAATTGTAGCCCGTCGTGTCGAGAATACACAGATTGCCGATCGCGTTGCCGACGTACGTCCCTGGCGACACCGCATCCGTCGGCTGCAAGCCGCCGTCCATTCCAACCCTAGCGCGTCGCGTCGCCCCGTCCGGCCCGATGCCACCAATGATCGCTGGCACGGTCGGGTCGAGCTTTAGCGGCGTGTCCGGGCTGACGTGCACCACCAGCCCGTATTCGCTGCCGTCAGCACTCTCACCGGGTGCCTTGACGTTCGCGACACGCTTGGCGTCGGCCGGATCGCCGACAACCACAGTCTGCCGAAACTGCGGGTCAGCGCCTTCTCCGGGATCGACGAGGAAGCCATCGACCGCCTTACCGTCGCCGTCGGCCGGAAGCTGGACGAAACTCTCGTTGTTGTCGGCCATCAGGCGTTGCCCATGGTGATCGTGAAGGTTGCCACCGTGACGATCTGGCTTGGCGTGATCGACGGATTATCGACGAGCATGTCAAAACCCGTGCTGCCCGTGATCGCGGCTGATCCCTGCATGCGGCAGACTGAGCCGCTGTCGTAGAGGCGGAAGCTGGCTATCGTGCCACTAGCGGAGCCCACGGCCTGCCATACGCCAGAGAGCGTCAGCACCCCGGACGACGCGGCCGCGGCCGTGGCGGGCAGGGTGCCGGTGGCCAGCAGACCGGACGGATCGGACGCGGCGCAATTCACCGGTTCCGCGCCGGAGAAGAACTTGACGGTGCCGCCGGCGAGGGCACCGACGAGTTGCGCGGCGAACGCCGTCCGATCCAAAGTGGAAAATTGCAGGGCCATTGAGGATTTTCCTTAAAGCGGCAGGCTTTGCGCGGCGATGAACAGCGCATCGATTTCTTCGTCTGAAAGACCGACCTGCGCCTTGAAGGGGCCGATGAACGGGCCGTTGCGGTAGAGGTATTGCTGATTGACCCATGCCAGTTGCATCAGCCCGCCGGTCGCCGTGACAATCGCCTGGACATCGCTGAACAGCGTTGCGGGGGCCGGGTGGATCTTGCTCGGGGTCTGAAGCATGATCTGCCACGCCTGCCATCTGCTGATCTGCGACGGAACAGCGGCAGGGGGCGGTGCGGGCGCGGGGTCAGGCTCGTTGCCCTCGGCAACCCAAGCTAGGAACGCCCGGTAGTCGCCGTTATCCTCATCGGGCGGGATCACCGCGCCGTCATCGATGCGCAGGACATTCGGCGGCTGGCCCATGAACGGGGCGAGCATTTGATATGGTTGTGTCATGTGAGATCCGCGCTGGCTGTGAACGAGATCCAGGCCCAGCAGTATGTAGGCCCGATAGTGGAGTTGACGGCCGACAGCGTTGCGCCGCGATTGTCGTTGGCCGAGGCGGCTAATGTGTTGGCGTTCAACGACCCGGAACTTGAGACATAGGTAATCGTCGGACCTGACCGCATCGGGCCGCCGGTAAACGGAGCCCACGAGTAAAAGGTATTCGCGGCCTGTGTATACCCGTGACAAAGCGCGTTGATCGCTTGATAGAAACGCCAGCACCGAATCCTGTTAAGCTGAGGATCTATCCGTTCGAAGGGGGTGGCGACCGTCCCCTGCTCTAGCTGCACCGACGTAATCGCCCAAGTCAGTGTTCCGGTCGCAGTTGCCTGCGTAGCAGCGATACCGATCTGAAGCCCTGTTGTTGCCGCCGACGGTAGGGTGAACGTCGCCGAATACGTACCCGGCGTCGCGCTCGGCGTAAATCCGATTGCTGAGCCGATCGCCGTCACGGCGGAAAAGGTGTCCGCTACGTTGCAGTAGTAGAGCCGCACAGCAAAACTCGTCGAACCGGCCGAGACGGTATACGCCGTATTGAGCGATATCGTAACTTGCTGCCCGGCCAAATCATAGCTACGCGCTGCCTCGATGCGATGGGTAAAAGTAGCGACCGCACCAGCCGTCAATCCCGTGAACACGCCTCGTAGCTGGTTTCGGCTGGTATATCCCGCCGTGCTGGACTGAGAAATCGATGCCGTCCCGGCGCTGAACGTGTGTATCCAGCGGTCGAGATTATGGGAGGAATTAGCTGTTATTGGTAGGGTTCGTTGCGCGAGGGACATATCGCCGTTATCGACGCGGTTGCGGCCGATGGCGTTGAAGACATTGCCCGATGCGGCGTTGATGCTCCCGACGACATTGAGGTTGCCCGAGACGTTGTATCCGGTCGCGGTGCCTTCACTCGCAAGCTGGATCAATCCGCTGGCGGCGGCGTAACCGATGTAGCCCTGGCGCACCCCGGCGGCGTTATAGAGCGCGATATAGCCAGTGTTTGTCGGGTTCCCTGCTTGCAAGTCGATATAGCCGGAACTTGCATAAATTGCCGTGACAGTGCCGCCGCTCGCAGTCACGGTGCCACCAGCCGTCAGGTTCCCGGTCGCACTGAGCGTTGTGAACGCGCCGCTGTTCGGCGTTGTACTACCGATCGGTGGCGGGGCGGCGAAGTTGGCCGTGACGCCAGCGCCGACGATGGGCTGCGAGAACGTCACGACGCCTGTCTGATCGACCGTAAAGACGTTGATCGGCGTCATGGTCGCGCCAGCGGTGCCACTCGGGGCCACATTCAGCGAGACAACATCCCCGGTCCAGCCACCGGAGCGCAGATACCACGCAAAATCGGTTTTGACGTATTTCCAGCCAGCCGCATAACCGGCGTTCGAGCCGAACCACGCCCCCGCACCGCCGATAGTGCCCCCGTTCACGAGGGAGAAAAAGCCGCTAACTCCCATCGTGCCACTGATCTGCGTCGGCGAATTGATCGTGACCAGCGACGCAGCATAACCCGACCGTTCCGCGGTCAGCCAGTTTGTGGCGGCCGTCCCGGCGTCGTTGACGAAGCGGAAGTAAGCGGTGCCAGAGTCGTAAATATAGTCATAGGCTTTGGCATCTGCCGCGCCGCCGGTCTGACGGAACGTCAGCGTGACATTTGAAGCCCCGAGCACGGTCAAGGACGTACCCGCGACCGCGAGCGAACCACCAACCGATGTAGCCGCGCCATCTCCCGCGATGCCGACAGTGCCGGTCGACAAATTCCAATAAAACGGCCGCAGCCCGTTGTAGCTGCCGTTCGGCGAACCGGATGCGGTGGACATCAGATAGACGGTTGTTCCGTCGTTGCGGATGCCAGCGCCGTAACTACCGCCGATGACGCGCCAGTTGAACGCCCCGGAATCGTAGCCGGTGAACGTGCCGTTATTAGTCGAGAGCGAGGCCAGCGTCACGACGCCGGACGCGCGATTGATCGTCAGCGGAGACGCGAGCCAGTTCCCCGCATCGTTGTAGCTGGATATCTGGAAGTTCGACCCCGCGTTGCTCCCGGCTTCGGCCGCACTGTCGGCAAAGACATTCCAGCGCGTAGACCCGACCGACGAGAACGCCAGCGCCCGCCAGGACCCGGCCACGCCGCTGATGCCCGCCCACCCGCCGTTGACATTGAGCACGCCGGAAACGGCTAGGTTACCGACAGGCGAGAGTGTGGCCAGCAGTGAGGCGGTCGGCGTGCCGGTGCGCTGATACCAAGCAAACGACTGCGTAGCGCTTGCGTAGAGGTTCCAAAAGTCCGTCTCGCCCCAGCCGCTGGAAAAGTTTTCGGTTATCCGCCCGCCAAGCGTGTTTGTGCCGGGGATCACCCCGCTCTGGTTGTTGCTCCAAGACAGCGTCACGCCGGATATTTCGCCGGTTGAGTTAACGGGGCCATTGAGGTTGATGGACGCGCCATAGATATTGACAGCGTCGACAGTATAGCCGGTGCGGCTTACAGTGAGATACGAAGTAGACGTGCTGTAAGCGTCATCGACCAGCCGAAAGTCTACAATACCGCCATGCTCGACTATATCCGAGTATTTAGCGTTAGCGCCTTGGGTGCCGTCGTAACACTGGAAACCCTGCCACGCCCCCGCTGCGCGAAACGACGTTCCCTGTAGCTGGCCCGACAGCGTCCCGCCCGACAGCGGTAGATAGCCGCCCAGCAGCGAGGTAAATCCAGCCCCGCTTACTGCGCCGGTAACCGAAAGCGTGCCCAGCAGCGTCGTTCCGCCCGCTACGGCGAGATCGCCGCCATCGCTGAGGGTGAGGATTGCCTGCGAATAGTTGCTATTCAGGATCTGGAACGAGCCACCGATGACCCGGATGTATTTTGATGGCGTGGTGGTGCCGTTGCCGGTGAATTTTATATTGACGCCGTTTGTGTCGGACGTGGCCGCCACTTGGAACGATCCGAGCGACGTGGTGCTTGGATCGTTAATCGTCACCCCGCCGCTGAGTGTCCCGCCGCTCAGCGGCAAATAGGTCCCGACTGCGCTCAGCGACAGCCATGTCGTGCCATTCCAGCAATAGGGCTGAGCATTGACCGTGTTGTAGTAGACCTGCCCGACCGCCGGCGAACTCGGCGCGGCCGCAAGGCTTTGGAACGCCGCGTTAAGGATCTGATTTTTGTTCAGATCAATCGATGTGAGGAACGGGCGCGACATCGATCAGCCGATGACCGTCACACGATACTGGCCTGACGTCGGCGCTGTCGCGAAAGCGATCGTCGCGGTCGTCGTACTGGTCGCCGCCATGTCGCAGTCGATGATGGCGTATGGCGTCGCCGCTTGGCGGACGCTCAGGTGCACGTCCTGGGTATTCAACCCATGCGTCACAACAAACGACGTCGCACTGCCGTCGCCGATCGTGCCGGACCATTTGCGCGCGACTATGCTTGTATCGACAGACAGCCCGGAGCCGCCTACCAGCACGCCACCGCTGCCGACCACGTTCGCCGAAATCACCGAGCCGGTGAAGGTGATCCCGTTCCCGGCCGAGTAGACCGACGCGGCGCCGAACTGGACTATGGTGACCGCGGTCGTGCCAACGGTGATCGCGGTCGTATTGCTGCACCGCCATTGGGTGCCCGCGTTGACCGTTCCATTGACGGACAGCCACATGGCACCGGGCTCAAGCTCGCCGGGGGGCGGGCCATCGTCGGTCGCGCGGGTCCAGGCGCCAGCCGAAGCCAGATAGATACCGTTTTGGCTTTGCGTCGTCTGCCCCACACAGAGCACGCGGTCATTGGCCAGCGTCGTGTAGCCGTCGATCGTTTGTAGGCCGCTCAGCGTGAGGTTCGCGGTTCCAATGCACTGCACGGGAGGCTTCGAGGCGATGCCCGCAGCGGCGGCCTGGACTTGCGCAATCACCCAGTCATAGGTCGCAGAATCACCCGCCGCACTCGGCGCGCCGAGCCCGGTCAGCTTGTAGCCGGCCATCGGGATATTGCCCGTCGGCGCCGCAAACGCCGAGAGCGAGCGGCCGAGCACCCAGGTATATTCGGCGCTGTCGCCTGTTGCCGTCGGCGTGCCCAAGCCGGTGAACTTGTAGCCCGCCATCGGGATATTAGCCGCGGGAGCAGCAAAGGCGCTGAGCGGCCGCGCCAGGACCCAACTATATTCCGCGGCCTGACCGGAGGCGTTTGGCGCAGTATTGAGGCCAGTCAGCGTGTAGCCAGCCATCGGGATATTGGCTGTGTTGGCGGTCGCGTTGGCGATCGTATTGAGGTTACGCCCGACGACCCAGCTATACTCGGCGCTGTCTCCCGCCGTGTTGGGCGCGGTGTTGAGGCCGGTCAACTTGAACCCGGCCATTGGAATATTCGCAGTCGGAGCCGCGAACTCGTTGAGGTGGTATGCCTTGACGGTCGTCGCGAGATTGGTGATCGCGGCAGCCGGGATGATCGTGGATTTCGAGGCGTCGCACGGCTGCCAGGTCGACCCGTTGAAGACGTAGCTGCTCAGCAGGACCGTGTCGAAATACGCCTGTCCAGACACCGGCGAGCTTGGAGCAGTCGCCGCCCTTTCCAGAACACCGCTGATGATCTGGTTCTGATTGAGGTTGATGCCGGTTAAGAATGAACGCGCCATGATCCTGACCTCTAATTCAGATATGCAATGCCGGAGAACGGCCCGGCGAAGCTGACGGTGATCTCGTTGGCGTTGACGTACGTCACGTCGCCCTCGACCTGCGCGCCGGTGCTATCGACGGTGATCACGGCGGGGAACTGATTAAGCCCGTGCACCACATTCCAGTCAGCCAGCGGGAGAGCCTGCACAAAGACAAAAGTCGATGCACCGCCGCCGCCTCCTCCGCCGCTGAACGGCGTCCAATTGACGTTATCGATGCCACCCGACAGCACGTAGAGCGTGGCGGTCTCGACAACCCAAACCGTCATGCCCTCCTGGCGCCGCTCGGCTGGGATGGCGTCACGCTCAGCGAGAAGCGCGAACTGCTGATGCCCGCCGAGCAGATCCGTCGCATACGCGGTCGGATAGGTGTCGGCGCTCGACTGCGGCCGAACCGGCGCGGTGATGAGCGTGCCAACGTTGTTGCTCACGACACGACCACCGCGATCCCGGAGCCATTCTGAATGTATTGGCTGCGGTAGACGTCATAGTTCTGCGCGTAGCCGGCGGCGTTCGTGGCCATGACAGTGGTCTTGATCCACGCGGTGCTTGGCAGGCCGTTGACGGTGAACGTCGGCGCTCCGAACGCGCTGGGCCACGCGAAGTAGAGATAGGCCGCCGACGCTGACATGCTGCGCGACTGCCCGCGGCCAGTTGCGAACTCGGATCCGCTGAGTGTCAGGATGTCAGCCGAGCCGAGTGTCGTCAGCGCAGACGTGCCCCACCAGCGCCGGGCCCGGAAAGCGACGCTGGTGCCGGCCGACGCGGCCTGCTGCCCGTCGCTCGCGCTCAGGGTGTAGCTGGTGTCGCTGGTGAGGTGCAGCCCGGTCAGGCTGGCGCTGGTCAGCAGCGGCGAGATCGCGGCGCCGTTCAACGTCACCGAGGCCATCGTCTTGTTGAAATGCCATGACAGGGTCACCGCCGTGACCGTGGAGCCGATTTCGACTGTGCCGACGGTGTTGGTGAAGCCGGTGATCGCGGGCGGCACGTAGAGCAGGTAATCCAGCGCGTCGTTGATGGTAGTCAGCGCCGGATAGGCGGGATTGTCATAGGCCGACCCGCCGCCTTCGCCCCAAATGACGGACCCGGGCAGCGCCAGGGAGACGGTTGCTGCCGGGCCGATCGTCAGGCCGATGCCGAGCGGCGCGGCCGGCACCGCGACAATGAGCGCGATGGACTGGGCAAGCTGCGCGTTGCTCGCGCCGGCATCGGCCCCGAGGATCTCGGTCTCGGTAGAGAACTGCGTTATCGTCAGGCTCAGGGCGGAGGCAATAACCGCTGAGTCGGTAAAGCCCGCCCCGACCTGAGTGATCGTCAGGTTTTGCGTCACGGGGTGACCGCTGAAAGCACCTGGATGTAGAACGTATCGCTTTTCAGCACCGACCCGGTCGCTTTGGAGACGAACTTGACGTCGCTGTAGAGCTGCCCGAGCGGCCATGCGGCGGTGTCCTGCGCCACCCAAAGCTGGCCTGCGGTGCTTGTCGGCGTCAGCGTCAGGGTGTCGACCGGCTGGCCGTGCTGATCATTGACGGCCGCGCTGACGGTCACCGTGGACAGGTCCAGCGGGGTCTTGTCGGCGTTCTGGACGTCGATCAGCAGCTGCAGCGTCGCACCTTGCTTGATGTTGAGCGTTGCGGTCATAGGATGCGGGGCTCGATGATGATGGCGGGATAGCGGACCGTGCTGTTCATCCGGTCGTGCCGCCGGCTGCGGTGATACGGCCGCTTAATCACCCAAGGGTCCGACAGGTCGACATAGTTGAAGCTGATATCGGCCAGGTCCCGGTACAGCTTGGCCGAGACGATCGCCGTCTCCTCGACGATGTGCGGCCTGACCTGGCGCACGAACGGGATATCGGTGACGCGCCCGAACCGGTCGCGCAGCTTGCCGACCTCGAGGCGCCGGCTGTAGGGCACCTGCGGCACGATGACGATCCGCTTGCTTGCAAGGTTGATCTCGCGGAGGTGGATCTCGTCATGCGCGCCCATGGCGGCCGGCACGTCATCGACGAACACCACGAAGCTGTCGAGGTAGGCCCCGGTGCGAACCGGCGAGCGATCAGCCAGAGTGTGCACGATCTCGCGCACCACCTCGGCGAAATAATGCCAGGAAAAGACGATGGTCCCGAAAGGCTTTACGGCCTCGATCGGCGCGTCCAGCACGCCATCAACGATCTGGCGGTACTGCGGGACAAGCCCCGAGCGGGTCCGCGCCTCGGTCAGCACGCGGTCGCGTTCTTTGTAGGCGGTCTGGATCAGCAGCGCCTTGGAGGCCTCCGCCGGGAGGTTCAGGCTGGCGAGCGAGACCGTGTTGATGAAGCCTTGCATGGCCTCCTGGGTGAACATTCAGGATCCGCGCACATGCAGGTTATGGCGGACGTCCACATTCCCGACCGATACCGTGGCCACGCCCATGACTGTCGCGGTCTTGGTGCCCTGGCCCCAAATGATCTGATCGCCGCGCCGGGGCGGCCCCGGCCAGCCCTCCTCGACAATGACCCAGTTGCCGATGATCACCCGGCGGTCGCCCTGCACCACGCCGCCGCCGATGTCCTCGGGCGCGTAGTCATCAAGGCGGCCGGCCAGGGCCACGTCGATGTTGGGGACGCCCACGCGCCGCAGCACCACGGCCTGTCCGGCCTCGGCAAGCGCCGCCTCGATCTCCTGCGGCGCCACGTTCGGAATGATAAAAAGAGCCATTAGAACTGCCGATCAATGAGGCCGTCGAGGATGGACACGATCTCTGGCGGAAGGTCTCCATCGGAGGAACCGCCGCCCCAATAGGTCTTCTCGATGACGCCGGGGATACTGAAGGAGCGGAGCGCGGGGTCGCGCGTGCGGCTGCCCCAGCGCCCCTTGATGAGTTCGGTCGTCGCCTGCTGCAAGCGCAGCGGCACGGCCGCGGGAAGCTGGTAACCGGCGGTATAGGTGGCGACCACCTTGCGCCGCCAGCGCCAGCGGAGTTCGCTATTCGGCACGCCGCCCTGGAAGATCCGGTAGACCACGCCAGCGGCTTGATCGACCTCGTAATCCTGGCCTTCAACCAGCGTATAGACGTCATCCTCGACCAGTGAGGTGATGGTCGCGATTGGATAGCGGTCGAACCGCAGCCCTTGAGGGTTGGCACGGTTCTCCCAGCCGAAGTACGCGTTCTGGAACTGGTGATGATCGAAGCGCCAAAGCTGGCGGACGGTCTCGAGGCCCCAGACCCGTTCGGTGTAGGCGGCTATCCTGTGGCTGCTTTCCGCGATCCACCGCGCGAGCGTGGTGTCCGAGGAGCTGTCCGTGATGCCCAGCTCGTCCTTGACGATTTCAAGCGTCGTCAGGTCGTAGCTGGCGGCCGGCGTCAGCACCTTCAGGATGGTTTCGACTGTCACTTTGCCGGTGCTTTCGCAGGAGCAGGGGGCTTCGGCGGCGGCAGGCTGTTGTCCTGCACGTATTTGCCCGCAACCAGGCCGGGAAGGATGCGCCGGGAGACGAGGATGCTCGTCCCGACCTCGGCTACCTTGCGCTCGCCGTCGTCGATCCAGACAAACGACTTGAGGACGGTGACCGGGACCGGGGCGGACATCAGACGCCCACCGCGATCCAGTGCACGATGTCACCGGCGGTCAGCGTGTAAGTGGATCCGGACGACACCTGGATGGCGCCGGAGACCAGGGCGGGGGCGGCGTCGGTAGTCGTAATCTTGCCCGTCCGGAGGATCTGGATAATCAGGGCCGACAGCGTCGTGATGCCGGTCGGGATGGCGGTGTGCGTGGCGGTCACGTCGGCCGCGGTAACCGTGTACTTGCCTGCCACGGTGGCGCCGGTGCTGGAGGCGCCGCCATAGCTGACTGAGCCGCCGGAGGCTACGACCAGCGTCCCGCCGGATGCGATCTCAAGGGTGCCGCCGACAACCCAGGAGGCGGCGCCCTCTGCTTCGTAGTTTTTGGCCTGATAGGTAGGATCCGCCACCATGGCGATGCTCCTTGCAAAAGAGGGGGGAGCGCAGGCGGCGAACCGCCTGCGTTCGGCATCAAAGGCTCAGACTTGAGCGTCAGGCCGGCGGGTTCGGGGTCGGGCGCACGTCCGGATGGCCGAGGATCGCTACCGCGGAGATAAAGGCGGCGGCCGAGTTGCCGGCTGGCGTGATCGTAAGCTGGATGTACCGGCTGTTGCCGACGTAGGCCAGCTTGAACACGCTGTTGGTGGCGGCTCCGGTGAAGCTCGCGAGCGTCAGGCCGGCTCCGATCGCCGCGTATGGCGGCGGGTTGGAGTAGACCGTCACGCCGTTGGTCACCTCATACGCCGCCACGGCTGCCTGGTCCGAGCCGTTGGCAAGGTTGCCTTCGGTCAGCGACGCGGTGAACGTGGCGGAGCTCGTCCCGGCCGCGCCGACGGCAATGACCAGGGTCACGCTGTCGTAGCCGAGGGTGTCAAGCAGCGAGGAGACGATCGCGGTGTTGTTCGACACCGCAGCCGCCGGATTGATCAGCGGGCGCGGGTTGATGTGCGTGGAGAGTTCGCGGTTTGCCATGGGGTTTGCCTCCTTACGCCGCGACAATCTGAAGCTTGATCGCTTCAAAGTTCGTCACATCGCCCCCGACGCGGCGGCGGGTGTAGAACAGGACGAAGGGCTTCGCGGTGAACGGGTCGCGGAGCGTGGTGATCCCGAGCCGATCGACGATGGTGTAGCCCTGGCGGAAGTCGCCATAGGCCACGGGCAGGCCGCCCGCGCCGACCGCCTGCATGTCGGCCGCCTGGACAACCGGGCTCCCGAGCAGGACGGATGGCTTGCCGCCGTCGATACCGGCGCGCCAGATGTACTGACCGTCGCCGTCTTTCAGCAGCATGATCGAGCCGACCGTTGCGCGCCGCATCAGCCAGATCGCACCGGGGACGTAGGGCTCTTTCAGGCTGACCATGCAGTTGATCAGGCCATCGGTCGTCAGCGCCGTGGCATGACCCGAATGGACCTGCTCGATGGTGCCCGGAAGCGTGCTGCCGTTGGCATACGTCAGGAAGCCGCGCGGCTGACCCACACCGGTTCCCGAGCAGAAGGCGGTTGCCTCGACGCGGGAGAATCGCTGGGCAATCTTGTTGGACAGCCACCGCTCAACGTCGACACTGGCGTCTTCGAGGAGCTTCTGAGTTGCGGCCGGCTGGGCATACATCTCGAAGGTCGGGATGCGGATGGTCCCGATCTGCGAGGTAGCAGTGGTTGTGCGGGGCGCCTGCTCGCCAACCCAGCCGTAATCGACCTGACCGAAGTCAGTCGGGATCTCCAAAGCGTCGGTGGAGATGTTTTCGACCGTCGCATACTGACGAATGGGCGACGATTCGTAGACCTGGGTCAGAATGCGGGCCGAAACCTGCGTCGGAACCCACTGGCCGCCGTCCGGATCGGAGCCGACCGAAAGCGCCCGCTGCTCCACGGCGCGATCGTCTTTCGCGCGTAGATACATCGGGAAAGCGTCGCTCCACGCCTTGATTCCCGCGAAATCGATGTCCTCGTCCTTGATTGCGACGCCGGCCTTGAGCTGCCCGCGTGCCGCGAGGCTCATCTTGTGGAATTCGCGTGCATAACGCCGCTCGGACAGCCGCTCAGCTTCGGTCTGCTCGTCTCCGCCGCCCATTCCGCGACGATTCATGCCCGCTTCGACCTTGCCGATGCGGTCGGACATCGCCGTTTCGAGCGCGGTCTGCTTCTGCAGGACCGATTCCGTCAGCGCGTCGATCTGCGACTTCACTTCCGGGCCGACCGCCTTCGCATTGGCTTCGGCGAGGTCGCGGACTGCCTTGAGATCGCGTTCCAGGCTGTCTTTCAGGACCTTTTGTCCGTCGCCGAAGGCGCGGACTTCCTTGCCGATCGCCTCAATCACAGAGGGATCGACGATTCCACCGTCTGGCATGGTTCTACTCTCAGGTTATGGGGGGGAGTGCCCCGCCGTTGGCGCGCCGCAGCGTGTCCAACAACGAGTTCAGTTCCGCTCCCACATCCCGCGGGGCGATTTCGCGATATCCGCCGCTCAACAGAGCCTTGGCCTCGCGTCGGGACAGTCCGGCGTCACGCAGGACTTGCTCCAATCCTCTGATTGACCGAACGCCGTCGATTTGAGCCTTGGCGTTTGCCGGCCAGGTCACAATCGAGCATTCCAACAGGTCAACCGCCTCGAGCGTCCGCCGGGGTTGCCCGGCTTTCGTGCCCAAGGTGAACTTTTTGGCCATGAAGCCGATGGAAAGGCCGGAAATCGCCGGCCTCGGCTGCATCGTCAGCAACTTGTAAGTGTCGCGGCCGCGTTGGGTGTCGGCCAGCTTGCCGACGCAGCGCAGGCCGCGCTCGTCCTCGTCCATGTGGGTCCAGATCCCGACCGGCATATCATCGTCGCCGCCAAGAAATGACCCGTGCTGGAGCAGCATCGCAGGCCAAACCCCCGAGGCCTTGGCCTGAGTGAGCGTGTTCATGAACGCTCCGGGGGCCACCTCGTCGTCATAACTGTCCCGCACGTTGAAGACCGAGCCGTAGCCCTCGAAGGTTCCGGGTTCATCGGCGCCGCCGGCAAATTTCAGGTCGATTTGCCCAAGCCCGAGCGACAGAAATTCGACGCGGCTCATGAATCTTCTCCTTCGGCCGCCGGGGGCGGTTTGGCGCTGTCCTTGGCGCCGTTTTGGCCATTTTGGTCGTTCTTGCCGCCCATATTGAGCGGCGTCAGCGGCTCATCGAGGCCGGGCAGGTGCATCAGGCCTTCGAAGGCGCGGACCTCGTTGCGGGTCAGCCAGCCGTTGGCGATGCCCCCGGCGTAGAAGGCGGTCCGGGCGGCGCTGTCGCCGCGCATGAGGCCCGACATATTGAACTTCGCGGCGATCTCGTAGCCGGGACCAAAGCCCCGATCGCCGACCAGATCGCGGAAAATGGCTGATTCCCACCGGTCTACCCAGGGGTTCAGGGAGTGCACGACGTGCGCCAGGAAGAACTGCTCGGCGCTGGCGTACGTAGTGGCCTTGTCCTGGAAGCCGATCATCTGGGGAAAAACGCGGAAGCAGCGGCATATCTCCTCAAGCTGCCAGCGGCGGCTTTCGAGGTGCTGTGCATCGACGCCCGTCATGGCGGTCGGCTGGAACTTGCCGTTTCTGTCGAGGATGAGGATGCGGCCGACGTTGGCCAGGCCCTCGTTCATCTCCTGGATACGCTCCCGGAACCGGGTCCGGGCGTCTTTGTCCAAAGTGCCTTCGATCGAGTAGATGCCGCTCGGGGACACGCCGTTGGCATGGAGCCTGGAGTGGCTTTCTTCGAGTGCAATGTTCAGGCCGATCGCCTCGCGGGCAAGCTGGACGCATTCCATCCCCTTGACGCCGTCCCAAGACGGGCCGCGGAGGTGGAAGACCTGATCTTGCCGCAGCGTCATCTCCGCGCCGTAGGCATCGCGGACTTTGTAAGTAATCTTGCATTCCTGATCCTGCACCGTCCTTACCCGGGTAGGGACGAGGGGGATCAGTTCGATCAGCTTGCCCTTGGCGTCGGTGTTTTTGTAGGCGTAGCCGTTGCCGGTGAGCATGGAGTGGTAAGTCAGCATCTCGCGAAACTCGAATGACGTTTGCCACTCGTTCGGCTGCTTCGCGAGCACCCGGTACAGCGGATCGTCTCGGACGATCGTGGACGATCCATTGTCCAGCGTCTTGTTCATGGTGACCGGCATCATGCTGACGCCCTCCGCGATCACCCGGCAGCAAGCAAAGACGACAGCGGTGTGCAGTGCGGTATCGGTATCGACGGTCGCGCCCGATTTCGCCACCCACCCCCTGCTGAGCAGCGCCAGCAGATCGTCGACATAACCCTTCACCTCACGGCCGCCGCGGAAGGCGCGCACTCCCGCCCTGGCCCGCGCGAGCAGCCCCATAGGTATGATCTCCGTTTAGAAGCTGATGATCTCGTCGGTATTCAGATACGTGACGCCTTCTTCGGCGACCATCGACCGGCCTATGGCCATGATCGTGGCGGTCATGCCGTCGATGCGCCCCGTCGAATGCTGTTTCGACGGCATGTAATTCTGGTTTTTATCGGGCTTGGTGATGTGCAGGTTGTGCGCCATCCACGTCAGCACCGGGTTGTCCCCATGGTCCAACTTGCAGGCGAGGACCATCGCCATAAGCTCTTTCATCGGCCCGTTGTAGCTACGAACGCCCTGGATGAACTCGAACATGGGCAGGCCCTCGGCGAGCAACGTGTTCGCCAACTGGGCGGCGTTCCAACTGTCGTAGGCGATGGAAAGCGCCTCGTAGATGCGGCAGTCCTCTTGCACCGCCGCCTGTATCTCGTTGTGGTCGATCGTGTTGCCAGCCGTCGTCTCGATAAAACCTTCGTCGATCCAGCGCCGGTACTGCACGCGGTCGCGGTCGGATTTTTCTTCGACGGTGTCAGCAGGTAGCCAGAAGCGCGGGACGATGCGCCAGCGCGGGTCGTTGTCGCCGGTTGGCGGGAAAACCTTCACCCAGGCCGTCAAATCGATCTTGGAGCTCAGATCCAGCGCGCCGTAGAACTTGCGGCCCGCCAGGTGCCCGGGATCGAACTTCCCGAGGCTGTTTTTCGCCCACTGCTCCATGTCGAGAGCCCTGTCCGCCCCGGAGGATCGAACATTGAGCCGCAAGCGCATGAAGGCGCTCTTGGCCGGGGGCGAACCCTTGGCCTTCAGCGCCTGGCGCTGGAGGTCGTCCATTTTGACGCTGACGCCAAGGTTGGGATTGGCCTTGATCCATATCTTCGGATCGTCCCACTGGTCGGCTTTGTCGATCGTCGCGATGTAGGCGAAGTAGTTGTCGTCCTCGACAACCCGCTCCAGCACTTTGATCGCGTAGTCGTTCTCGGCGGCGTAGACGCTCTCCGGATTGTCGTCGCCGGATGTAGTTATAATCCAAATTAGCGGTTGCCGCCGTGAGCCCATCGCGGTGTCGAGCACGTCGAGCAGAGCGCGGGACTTGTGCTTGTGCAGCTCGTCGACCAGCAGCGTCTGCGGGTTCAGGCCGTCCAGCGTCCGGTCGTCGGACGATAGCGGTTCGAACTTCGATCCGGTCAGGTCTACCGACAGGTTCAACCGATAGACGTTGACCTTGCGCCGCAATTCCTCCGACGAAAGCACCATCCGGCGCGCCTCGTCGAAAATAATGCGCGCCTGATCCTTCTTTGTTGCGGCGGCGTATATCTCGGCTCCGGCCTCGCGGTCGGCTACCAGGGAATAGAGCCCTATCCCCGATAGCTTGGTCGATTTCCCGTTCTTCCGAGCGATCTCCTCGTAGACCATCCGAAAGCGCCGGGTCTTGTTCTTGCGCTTCCAGCCGAACACGCTGCCGACCGTGAACTCCTGCCACGGCTCAAGCTCGATGCTCTGCCCCGCCCACTCGCCCTTGGAGTGCTTGAGGTAGCGAAAGAAGTCCGACGAGAACTTTGCGGTCTCGGGTGACCAGACCAGCCCGCGCTTATGGCCCGTGGTGAGGTCGTCTATGTGTCGTGTGCAGGCCAGCCGGGCCAGTCGCCCCGCGATGATCTTCTCGCCGAGGACTTGCTCGGCATAGAAGGTCGGCGGGTCAATTAATCGCCTGGCTGTCCGGATGGCTATCGAGGAAGGCGTCGAGCGTCGGCCTGGGCTTTTGCCCACGGGCGGCATGCGGTGAGGTCCTTAGCGATGCGGCGGGTATCCCCGCTGGTGCTCCGGCGCCGATCCGCGGCCGGCTGACGGGGCTGAAACCAAGCTCGCCGGCCGCCTTCAGCATGATCAAGCCCTGGCGGTTGATGATCGCCAGATAGGGCGATTGCAGCGGCGTCCCCGTGTTCGGGGCCTTCACGAGCAATGTTCCTGCGTTGTTTTGCGCGACGGACGCCCGCCGATGGAGGTCTTCGGCCATAATCCACACCGCGAGGACGCCCCGGTCGATATGCCCCAGGACGCCCGGAGGAGCATGCTGGATCGCATATCGCCAGCCGGCCCGTTGGGCCTCGTTCAGCCACTCCGGCGGTTCCGACAGGTCACCCGTCGTTGGCATCGGCTCCACGGCTTTCTTGACCGCGCGCCCTTTGGAGGGCTTGCCGTGCAACTCGAACAGCACCGTCGGTGTCGGTTTACGCCCTCGCAAACTCACGATTTGGCCTCGCGCCGATGAATCTCCCAGGCGGCCCAACGCGGATCCATGCGGCAGCGCAGAGCCAGTCGTTCGCCCTTCCGCTTCCACTTCTTGCCGCGCAGCACCCTGATATGCTCGGCCGCCCACTCGGCGTTGGTGCGGCACTTCACCAGGAGGGGGTGCTCGGCAGGCTTGGGCGGCGTCGGCAGCATCTTTATCTCAAACCCTTTTCTCGGTGTCGCCGGTTGTCGCAGGCGGGGCAGAGCGTCCGGCCGTTAGAGACCTCATTCCCGCCTCCATCCTTACGTGCCACGATGTGGTCAGCGATCAGTCGTCCTCCCGATCCACGTCCCGGCGTCTCACATTTAGGGTCGGTGCAGTGATACCGATCTCGCTTCAACACCGCCGCTCGGAACGCCAGATGTTCGGCGGACTTGTAGTAGGGGTCGCAAAAAGAGGGCGCCCGGGGAGAGGGGCGCCACCCGGCGGGTCGATGGATAGGAGGCCTCAATGGCATCGAGTCTCCGCAACTTCGTCCAGGCTATTGATTTAGAGGGCTTATCTCGTCGCTGTGTCAACAGCCAATTCGTTATCGACACCAACCCGCAGCGGATCATTGCGCAAATGCTGCTCCAGCAGGTGGCGCGGGATCAGCTTCGGCGTGATGCAGACCTCGTCATCGTCCGGATCGAACTCGGGATAGACGCACTTTGCGGCGCTTTGCCCGACCGGGTCCCACGGAATCGGTTGGATCAGCCCGCGATGGATCTTGGCGAGCGCCTCAACCCAAACCGCCAGAGGATCGGGGATCTGGCGCACGCCTCGGCACATCTGGCGGACGGACGAGTCTTCGAGTCGGGCTCGCCGCGCCAACTCATTTTGCGTCCAGCCGATACATTCGAGGTTGTAGCGGAGCCGCCGCCAGGGGCAGGGCAGGCGGAGCGGCGTTTCTGGTTCCGGGATCCGATACACGGCCAAAGTCCTGATGTTCCGAGACCGCCATACCCGGTTTCAGGGTTTAGGTGCTAGAAAGATCAGGCTGTGAGCCGAACTGCTGCCGGGGGTGTGGTGGGTGCGCCGGTGTGGGTGTATGGCCTTGCGCCATAACCCCACTGGCGCAACTGGCGCAACCCCCGTTCGTCATAGTGGAGATTAAAAATGCGCCAGTGGTGCGCCAGTGGCGCGCTCACCCCAAATCGGGTTTGGCGCCCTGGCTGGCGCGGCGGCTCCGGAGGCATCCGCGTCATTGCGGCCAACCATCGGTTGCGTCTATGTCGCACTGACCGGCGGCTTGGCCGCCTAATCGGCAAGCCACAAGGACTGCGCCATGCTGAACGGCTGTGAAATACCGAGGAGTTCCGCCAATCCCGAAGCCGGAGCCGAGGCCCTGCTGAGGGTCCGCGACGCCATCGCCGGCATGCGGGTCGATATGGCGACCACGGTCCTGACGATCGCCCTTGGGGAACTTTCCGGGAACGTCCCGCTTGATCGCTCCGAGGAGTTCGGCGCGGCCGTGCTCAAGCTGCTGACCCGCAGCCTCATCATGGCGGCGACCACGCTCCGGCCGGAACCGGCTGCTGAGTGAGCGACAGGGTACAAATCGCCTGTCGGGTTTTGTCCCCTGTCGGCCACCAACGAATCGCTTGACGGACAATCCCGACCACTATTAATGCTGTTCGGGTGTGGCGCTTCGCCGCGTCGCGCAGGGAAACGCCTCCTCGGTTGCAAGACCGGCGGAGGCGTTTTCATGTTCCGGGCCCGTTGCCCGCATAGACGTAAGCTGGATATCTATCACCGTTCACACGGCGGATCTGTCCTTCCGCCGTGAGCCGCTTGAGCACTCCGGCCATGCGCCCCATGCCCGTCTGGTGTTTGCCTCCGAGCGACGATGACAGTTGGCGACCGGTGAGCGGACCCTTGGCGCGGATGAGTTCCAGCGTTTTCTTCTGAAGGACCAGGTTCTCCGGAAGCGTCACTCGTCCCCGACTTGCCGGCTCCTCTCTTTCGGCCGGAGCAAGCGCCGGTGCGGTCTCGACGGGGGCCTGTCGGATCGCCTGTTTGCCGACGACGCCTATAATGACGCCGGACATTACGAGGACTTTGTCGCCGGGGTCGATCTCCAAGCTGACGGCGCTGGTGAGGATTTGGTCAACGTCGATCTCAATGCGTGGCATCGGAAGGTCTCCTTTGTCATCCTTGACAACGAAGCGTTCCATACCCCATCGCAGAGCAATGATGAACTTACGGCCTGAGCCCGGTTGGAGGGGCTTATTCACGCGGGAGCAGGCGCCAGGCGCTGTGCCCAACAAGAGCCGAGTGGTGAAGGTGGCCTTCGAGGAGGGCGACGGTCATCCTATCGGATCGCTCGCATTAGTCCTCGGCTCGGTCTCGCATCCGACCGGCTTCGGCTATTTCCTTGAGTGGAAGGCGGATCCGCGTGTGGCGGTGTTCTGCGTCGGCTGGAAGATCAGGCGAGGATGATCGAAGACCGCGAAGTCATTATGGATGCGCTGTGCCGTCAACGCGATGTGCTGGACATCCTGTTGGACACCAAGTGGGCCGCGGAGAAGGGGCAGGCATCGCGTATCCGATTGGCGCGGATCAACGCGGAAATCGCGCGTCGCTGCTGGAACCGGATCGCCATCCATGCAGCTAGAAGCCATTCGCCTATTGAGGACCGCAACCGATGATAACGAAGCCTGAAACGACGCCGCGCGCATGCGGTCATACCTTCCACATCGATAGCTTCGAGAGCGAGCTTGAGAACAAGCAGCACGGCGATGCCGAAGCGGTCATGCGCGAGGTCGTCCGTGGCGGGCGATTCAGCGCGTTCGAGATGACGATGCGGCTCTACAACACGCTGCGCGGCCTGGTTACGGCGGGCCGGATCGAGGAAACGCCATCGGCCTATCCCTGGCACAATTACCGGACTAAGTGACGGGCAGGCGCATGGATTGGGAGGCGGCGGACATTTATGCCTCCGGATGAGGGGGTTCGAAAACTGGCGTCGATAGACCGGGCAGCTCCGCAGATATTGGCATGCCTCCTTCGGAAAGGGGGTTCGAAAACAAGAACGTCCATCCGTTGCAGCTAGTGCCGGACGTTGATGCCTCCGTTATGGGGGTTTTTACCTAAGCCCTCCCCTGATTTTGAGCCCCCCCGATATCAAAACGGACTATTTTCTCCAAGGCCCGGGGCCGGTCCGGGGGGTAATCGTTACGAGATCGACGCCCCCGTGGGGGCGTGCACGCAATCGCACGTCGAGCGCACGCCATGGTGCGCCGAGCGCACGCTATGGCACGTCGAGCGCACGCAATCGCAGGCGTGAAGCACGCAATGGCAACGCCGAGCGCCAAGCGCCGGCCGCTCGCACGCGGGCGTATGTCGCACGCACGCAATCGCACGCTCGCACGCAATCGCAGGCGTGAAGCACGCAATGGCACGCGGCACGCAATCGCACGCAGGCCGCACGCAATGGCACGCACGCACGCTGGCGCATGCACGCACACTATCGCACACAGTAACGGCATAGTGTAATCGCAGGCGAATTGAAGCAATGGTGCAATGGTTCGGACTATATCGCACCCGGATTGTATCGGTTACTGATCGCGGATAAGTCATTACGGCTGATTGTAATGACATACATACTAACCGAAATGATGCTACACGGCTTCCGGCGGCGGAAATGGGGTAATGTGGCGGGGGGTATGATAGGGGGCTGTAGGGGCTTGCTAGGGGGCTTAGTGGCCATGTCATGCAATGGCATAGGGCAAGAAGGGCAAGGATAGGCCAAGGGCAAGGCGAGTAACGCCGGACAATGGCGGGGCTATATATAGTAGTGGCAAGCATCATATAATAGCGTGTATGCCATCTCTATTATGTTACTTGCTAGGATTGCTGGCGCGGGGCTATGTCTTGGCTACCGGACGGGCAACAAGCCCCTAAAGAGGCCAACAAGGCCAACGGCCCTCATAAGGTACTGTGTTATGGCCATTGCTCCTAAGACCACCACCACCACCAACACTGTAGGCACGGCCCCGGCTCCGGCAATGTCTGATCTGGACAAGGTTCTAGCTGCCCTTGCGGTCCAACCTACTGCCAAGGACTCGGCCCTGCTGGCAATGGTTAAGCAGGTTTGCAAGGCCAACAATGTTGACTATGACAAGCTATCGGCGGGAATGAAGTCCTCTTGGACTCGGCGGGTTAAGCTTGCGGCGGAAGCTTCCGGTGTAACCTTCTAGTAGCAACCACCACCAAACAAGCCCCGGTTATGCCGGGGCTTTTTTGCTTCAATCAGGAGTCGGCGAACATGGATGAATGTCAGAACATGGCTTTGATCTCCATCATTATGGATATCGGCAAGGCTATGGACTCAGCCTTTGGGGTAAAGATGACTGAGTCGGACGGCTTAAGAGTGCAAGAGGACTTGTTCCAGATTTTCGGAGATAGGATTGAAGCAACGGGCAAGGATAACTGACATGATGAAACGGCAATCCTATAGTGTGTCGCGCCGGTTAGACCGGGAACGGGCAAGGCAACGGGCAAGGCAAGCTATGTTCGACTCTCCTGATGTCATCATGCTTGCGGCAATAGCCGGCTTTGTGCTGGCAATCCCGGCGGCGGCGGGAATGATGATATTGGTGCGGACTCTCCAAGGGTTACCAGTGATCTGGTAACCACCACCACCACCACCACCACCACCAAACAAGCCCCGGCAATGTCCGGGGCTTTTTGTTGTCCGGGGCTGGACCAGGGCGGGGCTGGACCAGGGCGGGGCTGGACCAGGGCGGGGCTGGACCAGGGCGGGGCTGGACCAGGGCGGGGCTGGACCAGGGCGGGGCTGGACCAGGGCGGGGCTGGACCAGG